CATGATTTTGCTAAGGATCAGAAATATTTTGACGAGAATATTAAGGGGAAGGTTTGGAATTGGTTAGAATGCACTTACGCGGATATTAAGGAGGAGGCGGATAAGAATGGATTTGTGTTTTGTGATTGGATGGAAGATTGCGTTTGGGGATTTTGCTTTAAACCAGAAGGCCAATCATGAACAATCCACGTATCTGGTTGGGGCGCGGAACCATGCTGGGAGACATTTTAGCAACTATCCCGGTGGCAATTTATTTAAAGAAAATTTATAAAAATTGCACAATCGTTTGGGCTATGGGCAAAAAAAGCGGGCAGTCTGCTATGTTATATTTTCGGCATCCCGCAATCGACGAAATCTATATCTGTGATGGCGCTGAAGGGCCGGAATCATACGAGGATTTTCAAAAGATGAACTCGTGTGATATAAAGTTCAATTTAAACCCTTCTCATAGGGATAACGAGTATCCGGCTAAGAAGAGGGATATTTATTGGGAGTCGTTCCATATGCAGGGCTTTGAGGATTGGCTGTGGGAAGTAAATATGCTAGAATCCGAAAAAATCCCCAAACTAGTAAAATGGTGGAATCCTGTTAAACGGCCCTTTGGCGATAAAAAGACTGTCTTTTTTACTGGAATGCCAAACTTTGGGCGCGAATCTAAGAGATGGGTTAGCAAAAGATATTTAGAAGATTTGGCGATAAGGTTAATTGGATCGGGGTATTACGTTATTCAAAGTGGCGGGGAACAAGACGAACATTGGTTTCGGGATGGAATTTATCCATTAGATCGTTCAAAACATTTAAGAATTAATGACCGGTCATTTTTTGAACAGATTCAAATTGCGAATGAGGCCGATTTAATCGTGGGTTCAGATAGTGGTATGTCATTGATATGTGGGGCTTACCAAAAGCAAATGGTATCCATGATTCCAATACATTGGGGTAACGAGAATAATCCAACGGCCCTTTCAACCAATAATCCCAATAACTATTCATTCTACTCATTCAGCGGGACAGACAATATTGATATGGATTTAGTTCTTGCGAAAATCGTCGAAAAGTTAAATCATAAAGCATGAATAAAAATAAGATTGGCATTTTATTTACAGGCTATAACACCGAAGAGTATATTGACGAATCAATTAAACCATGGGTTGAAGCTCGCGCGAACAATTTACTGGGTTACGAATTCGTAATTTGCGCCGTTTCGGTGCCCTTTTTTGAGTATAAAGACAACCCATTCAAGGACTCCACCCAAGAGGCTTTACGTGATTATTACAAAAATTTTAAAATCGACCGCCTAATCACGGAACCCGAATACGTCAAGGAACACGTCGCGCGCGATTTAGCCCTACAATATCTTCTCAGTCGGGGCGTTGAAACTGTCATTTTATGGGACTCAGATGAAATTGCGACTCAATCTCAATTAGAGGAGATTTTGAGTAAGGTTTTGCTAGAGCGATACATTAGCTGGTTTTCTATCCAATATAAAAATTTCGTTTTTGATTCTAATACTTATCTTACAGAATCTTTTTGCCCGCCGCGAATTTTTCGAGTTAATACGAATGGATATAAATTACTGAGGTTTGAATGGGACAACAACGTAATATACGGAACAGATTGTTTTGAATTTAATAAAAATTGCCGCAAAGAGGTTAGACAGGATGATTTGCCACATAAATTAATTCGTAATAGCCCGATAACCCATATGACTTGGATGAATAACATTTCTGGAAAGAGAAAACAGGAGTACCAAATGCGTCACTTTGGGTTATGTTCGTATAAGTGGGACGATATTAAGGGGTTATCATTTAATGAGGAATATTACAAAAAACATGATTTACCAATGCCGAAAACTATGAAAATTTCTATTGACACTTAATCCGAAACTTATTAAATTCAAGTCAACATGATAACCCTAAGACAAATTGAAGAGTTCGCGGACGGCACGGCAAATTATAATTTCAACGTGGATGATAAGTTCATCAAATATTACGTGGAACGCACTGGACAACCCGTTACAGATGAACTAATTGGGGAGTTCATTACCAAGATGATTTACGAAGCCTGCGGGGAATCCTACACTAAGCTAGATAGAGATTTTGTTAAATTCAAGGGGGAGTGAAATTGCTTTTTTGGGGAATGGCGTGGCGGGTATTTAACTTTCCCCAATTAAGGGATCAAATTTATTATAATCATGAGTAAGACTAACGCTGAGATTTTTAAAGATGAATTTTCCGAAGAAGTATGGAAATCAACCTATAAGGACTATCTAGATGAATCCATTGATTGCACATTTAAACGGGTCGCGAAGTCTGCGGCTTCCGTGGAGAAAACGGACGAACTAAAGGAAGAATGGTATCACAAGTTTTATGAAATGCTTTGTGATTTTACTGTCACATGCGGCGGAAGAATTTACGCAAACGCGGGGACCTCACATAAGGGCACAACCCTAATCAATTGTTATACCGGTGGTCGCCCATCTTACGATTGTGATTCTCTTTCTGGCATTTTACAGGTCTTGTTAGAACAATCCCTCACCCTTAAGTCAGAGGGCGGATGGGGCTTAAATTTCTCCTTTATTCGACCAAGGGGCTCCTTAATCAAGGGAATCGGCGTAGAGTCTCCGGGCGCGGTAAAGTATATGGAGATTTTTGATAAATCTTCAGAAATCATCACAGCCGGGAGTGGGATTAATTTCGTCAAAACGAATAAAAAGAAGAATAAGATTCGTAAAGGGGCGCAAATGGCCATCTTGAATATCGAACATCCTGATGCCGAAGAGTTTATAACGGCCAAACAAACTCCGGGTAGATTGTCGAAATTTAATATGTCGATTAACTGTTCTAATTCCTTTATGGATAAGGTCTCAAAGGCGGAAGAGATCAAATCCAAACATGGAATTGACGAAGCACGCAAAATCATGTGGGATTTCCGATACCCGGACACCGAGCACGAAAAATATAAATCCGAATGGGATGGGAATATTGAAAAATGGGAGAAGAAGGGGTATAAAACGGTCGTTTTTAAGTCGGCCCCAATCATTGATATTTGGAACCTTATCACGGAATCTACATACAATCGGGCTGAGCCGGGTGTCTTATTCTTAGACCGGGCCAACGAGAAGTATCTATTTAATTACGGAAGTCTTGAAATACAAGAAACAAATGCGTGCCAGCCTAAATCTGCCACGGTTTTGACCCCCGGTGGAATTAAAACATTTGGAGATATTAATGAAGGAGATTTGATCTGGTCGGCAGATGGATGGACAAAAGTTTCAAAAAAATGGTCAAACGGAATGCGCGAGGTCTATAAATACAAGACAACGTCTGGGTTTTTTCTTGGCACGGACGACCACCGTTTGGTTGAAAACGGAACAAAGAAAGAGGCCAAGGAATGTGAATCCGTAGACACGTTCTCCTGTGAATTCCTGTCGTCTATCAATATAGACCCACAAGATGTTATGGATGGTCTTGTTTTAGGCGATGGATCTGTGCATAAAGCATCGAACAACCTTGTATTTTTATGTATCGGCGAAAAAGATCAAGATTATTTTAACTCCGAAATCTCTAGTCTAATAGGGAAAGATCGGCGTGCAATGTCGGACACCGCATATGAAATAAAGACAACTATAACAGCCGAAGAATTGCCCAAAACATATAATCGCGTAATTCCAAGTAGGTTTTTTAACGGAAACAGAAATAAGGTATGTGGATTTTTGCGCGGCTTATTTACTGCTAATGGTGGGATTTGTGGAGATAGAGTATCATTAAAACAAACTTCGTTTGCTGTTATAGAGCAGGTTCAATTGATGCTATCTTATTTAGGTATAAATTCATATTATACCACGAATAAACCCTCAACTATTAAATTTTCCAATGGGGATTATACATGCAAACAGTCTTATGATTTAAATATTTGTGCTGATAAGGATAAGTTTTTCAAAATAATTGGCTTTATACAGTCTTATAAAAACGAAAAACTTCACTCACTTATTTTAAATAAGCAATTCTCCACCAATAAAAGAATAAAAAATAGAGATATAAAATCAATAGAATTAATTTCCGAAGAGGAGGTTTTTCATATTACCGTAGATAATGAAAGTCACACTTATTGGACGGGCGGATGTAATGTTTCTAATTGTTCCGAGCAGACAATGCCGCCCTTTTCGTCTTGCAATCTAATCTCCATCAATTTAACGCAATTTATTGGCGCTGATAATCGGTTTGATTTTGATAAGTTGGAGAAGTTTTCCCGAATTGCTCTTCGTTTCTCTGATAATATCAACGATCTTACTTATGCCCCATTACCAGAGTATATTAAAACGATTAAGGAATTGCGTCGCGTAGGTGTTGGCATTATGGGCTGGGGGTCTCTTCTTTATATGCTCAAGGTCAAGTTTGCTTCTAATGAGGCTGAGCAGCTAAAAGAAAAGATTATGTCAAAAATGTGTTTTAGCATTATTGATGAATCAGCTAATTTAGCGGCGGAAAAGGGGATGTTCGTTGGATGTGAACCCGAGAAGCAGGCTAATGTAAATTATTTTAATTCAATCGGTATTCCAAATGAACTAAAGAATAAAATTCGCAAAAACGGCATTCGTAATTCATCGTTATTTTCTATTCAGCCAACAGGGAATACTTCAATTTTGGCCAATGTCGTAAGTGGTGGGTGTGAGCCCATTTTCATGCATGAGTATATCCGGACCGTGATTATTCCTGAGTGTCCAAAAGATTTACTTTCTGTTTGTCCAAAATATTGGGAGGGCGAATTTATTGAATTTGGTATTTTTAAATTTGCAAAAGAGGGTGACGAAACGATTCTTAGAGCGGTGAAGGATGGGGTGACTTATAAAATTGATAAGGGTCGCGGTTTAACCAAAGAGGTCTTATGCCAAGATTATGCAGTAAGAGAGCTTGAAAATCGAGGCGAATGGAATCCTTCTGCCGAATGGGCCAAAACAACTGTAGATATTTCCGTTGAGGATCATATTACCGATTTAAAAGGGTTTACTCGTTGGTTAGATGCGAGCTGTAGTAAAACTATCAATATTCCTAATGATTATCCATTTGAAAAGTTCTCTAACGTATATTTAGATGCTTACAAAACGGGGACAATTAAGGGGATTACCACTTATCGCGCGGGCACAATGACGGCGGTTTTATCTTCCAAAGAAGAGCCAAAGGAGGTTAAGTCAGCTATTAAAAAGACCACTGCGCCAAAACGACCCAAGGAACTAGATTGCACGGTTGAACATCTAACTTCAAAAGGGGTTAAATATTATGGAATTGTTGGGTTAATGGACGGAGAGCCTTATGAGGTATTCACGGGGACAAATGAAAAAGATGGAATTATTTTTATTCCAAAATCTGTAACTTCCGGAAAGATTGTGAAAAACTCCCGTGGTAATTATTCTTTGGTTAGTGACGAAGAAAAATTCGATTTGACTAATGGCCACTCAGATTCTAGCGCGGATGCCTTGACACGCATGATTTCGACTTCGTTGCGACACGGGGCGGATATTTCGTTCATTGTTCATCAATTGGAAAAGACAGAGGGAGAAATGACGTGTTTCGCGCGTTCTCTTAGCCGAGCATTAAAAAAATGCATTAAGGACGGGACTATTGTCCACGGGGAAACCTGCTCAAATTGTGGAAGCCATAATATAATTCGCTCTGAAAGTTGCAAAAAATGCGGTGATTGCGGATCGAGTCAGTGTGGGTGAAATTCAATTAAAGTGAACTGCATCTGCCACCAAATCCCCCTTAAAGAGGCCACTCTTAAAAAATCCTCTTTAAGGGAGCTTCAGTTAAATAAAATCTGCGCAACAAAATGCGGTTTATGCATCCCCTATTTAAAAGCGCTTTTCGATGAGAAATCTAGTCAAATTAAGCCCCTTTGACCCCTATGGTTTTTACGACCACTGGGGCAACCGTTTCTTATTCCTAAGTCATTGTGAGGCGGAACTTTACACCAGATGCAATCTAATGGCGGAAATTATTAAGGGGCGGTGATTGGAAAGGTGTATGTTAATTTAACCCCAATTGAATAAAACCTATGTCAACCGCGTGTAATTTTTTACAAATGTCCCTCGAACGCCCAACCTTCGTTTCACAAATTCCCTCCCCCCTCCTGAATGACGCAAGCGACAAGGATAAATATATCTTAAACTCATTAAGTGTTATTGCTCAGTCAAATACGTGGACAGTTGAGGAAATGATAAAACAATCGGCAAAATTAGAGGAATTAGACAAGAAGATTGAAAGCGTGGAGTTTCAGACAAAAAAAACGAATGGTTCTGTGCTACGACACACAGCAGAAATTACGGAAATTAATAAGAGTCAACCGGATATAGCGGAAATTGTGGCGCTTAAAAATTTTATTCAGAAATACATTTTAAACAAGACTTTCGCCATAGGTTTTTTCGTAACGACCTTCATTTTATGGCAATCAGGGGCTTTTTTAATGTTTGTTGCTTGGATTGCGAAAAGTTTGAATTTAATTGGTTGATTAGTCTTGACATTTAGCCCGTAAAATCCCTAAATAAGGGGATGTCAACTTTAGTTATTCAAATCGGCAACTCAGATGATAAACTATCCCAATACGCATGGTCAGAATTCATTGTAGATATTCGCCGCGCTTTATTCGCTAATTGCCAAAGAATCCATTTCGCGGGAGGTTCCAATCCGGCTGAGCGATGGCAGAATTATTGCTTTGTTGCCGAACATTACGGGGATTTGGCACCATTAAAGGATACCCTAGCTAGTATTAGAAAAACTTATAGCCAAGATTCGGTTGCTTTAACAATTGGCGAAACGGAGTTTATTTAATGCGAAACAATAAATTCTTTGGTTTCGATAGACATTTTAAGTCTGTCTATGACGGGTCTATAATTTCTTTCGTTGAAGATAGCAAAAGGAAAATCGGCCATTTATGGTATCATGGACAATGGAACGAATGGATAATTAGCTATCATCACTTATATTCCGAGTGGGGATATAATGTAGGCAAGCGCCGCATAAATAGAATTAAAGTTTTGGGATTTGGAGAACGAGATGAATATATTCTTGAACAATACAGAGATTCTCAAACATGACTAAAGTAACAAAAATCCTATCATCAGGGGGCGCGTGCCCATACCAATTATCGGCCCTAACGGAATGCGGACGAGAAATTTATCTTCGTTATCGAGGCGGCCATTTACGTTGGGGATTCTTAGACAACCCTGACCGTTTAACGCCCACTAAATATGAGTTTAGTCAAGTAATTGGCAATGAATATGATGGTAGCGCGAATGATGCCACATTCAAAATTGCCCTGAAGGATAGTTTAGAATTCCCAGAGGGTTTCAGTTTTGAAAGGGAGATTTATGAATAAACCGTTTTTGTTAATCGCGGGTTATCACTACCACCCCGAATCGGGCACTTCAAATTGGATTGCCTGTTTTGAAACCAAACACTTAGCCAAGTGTGCCATCACGGATCTGTCTGCCCCGGAACCAAATATAAGGTTCGCGAATTATGTAATTGATGGGGTGACTTATGATTGGGTTGAGATCGTGGATTTAAGAACTTGGACCAACTAATATGCGCGAAATTAAATTTAGAATTTGGGACGGTAAGGAATATCATTATTCTGACGGTATGACCTATATTGGACTAGAGAAGAAATCTGAGATTTTCCAACTTTTTTCAAAACTAGCATTCACTTTCTCTATCCCAATCAGTAATAAGAATACAGATAGTTGCGCTATTCAACAATTTACCGGACTAAAAGACATTAAGGGTAAAGATATTTACGAGGGCGATATTGTTAAAGTTCGCTTTCTAAACGAAAAACCATTCAATGGAGAAGTTTATTACGATGAATCGGCGGGTCAATTTTTACACACCTTCCTTAAGGGGCGACCGGGTAAAGCAATGTGGCAATTCGCGGAGGTGGTTGGGAATATATTTGAGTGAATAATTATGAAAATCAAATTCTATCGTTACGATGCTGAATATACAGGTTCGGTGGACGAAGACGGACTTATCAGTTCTTCTTTCCCAACCTTAAGATTAACCGAGTTCAACCTAATCAAGGAAACCCTAAAATCCTATAAGGTGGTTGAAGACTGGGATGCCCACTCCCAATATCCAAAGATTTTTCGTAAAAAGGCGCGCAAAAAGTTTGCCTGTTTAACCAAGGAGGAGGCGGCAAAATCATTCTTGATGAGAAAACAGCGGCAAGTTAAGATTTTGAGCGGCCAGTTAAATCGCGCGAGAATGGAATTGAATTTGGCAGAGGACTTAATGGAAAAACCAACATTTTAAATTATGAAAGCCTATAAACTGGAAATATTGATTATTGATCACGAAAATTCCGGCGAAGAAAATATTAAACGCGCGGTTAAAGATTTACGTTATTACTACCCGAGTATTTTATCAACCAAAGAAGCCGATATTGGGGAGTGGAGTGATGATCACCCATTGAATAAACATAATACGCAAAAAGCGGCGGTTGAGGAGTATTTTAAATGACACCCGGAGTTAAATTATATCGTTTTCTACTAGATCACTGTAAATATTTTTATACAGTTCCGTATTCCTTGCCGTTCGCCTGCGTAAATAGGTTAGAGGATAGCTTAAATTTTATAGAATAAGTTGATTTTCCCTAAAAATAGTGTAATCTAAGATAGTGAGACAAAAAGCATACAGATACAGGATATATCCAACCAAAGAACAAGAAATTTTAATTTCTAAGTCTTTTGGATGTGTCCGTTTTGTTTATAACCGTGCCTTAGATATTAAAAATTCCATCTATCAAAAAGAAAAGAAGGGGATTTCGGTTTTTGAACTCATGAATCAGACGGTGGACTGGAAAGAATCAGAGGAATTTTCTTGGTTAAACGAAGTTAATTCTCAGTCCTTACAGATGTCATTGAGAAATTTAGATTCGGCCTTTACTAAATTCTTTAAAGAGAAAAAGGGATTTCCGAAATTTAAAAGTAAATACGACAAACAATCCTTCCAGAACCCACAGAGTACACGTGTGGACTTCAGAACTGGACGAGTTTTTATTCCGAAATTTAAAGATGGAATCAAATGCGTCTTTCATAGAACTTTTGAGGGGAAAGTTAAAACCTCTACGGTCTCTAAAAATGCGGCAGGTAAATATTTTATCTCTATTTTAGTTGAAGAGCCGATTAATAACCCAATCAAACCAGAAGATCGTCTGGCCAACATATTTCATCTCGTTGATTAAGTTTTCTATTAAATAAATTTGCATGTCCATAACAATACACATGAACGAACTTGGTTTATAATTCTTTTTCATTGACAAACACGCAAAAAACAATTATTATCTTATAATCATGCAAAAAGTAGCTCTTTTAACTGGAAAAGGTATGGACGTTCGGGTTTTAACCGAATTTCTTCTATCTAAAAATTATCACGTTTATATCGCGGCTCGTCGCAGCACTAATTTTGAGTTTTCTCAATTTACGTGCCACTTTGATCATTATCTAAAATTATACCCAAGCTCCAAACTATCAACGATTTATATTGATTTATCGGATGGCTTTTCTATTGAGCAGGGCATGAAAACGATTCTGGTTCAAAATCAGATTGATGAGATTTATCATTTGGGTGCAGCCTCGAACGTCGGTTTTAGTTATGACACCCCCCTCCTTAATATTAACACCAACGGAATGTCAGCCTTTCACTTCCTTGAATCTATTAAAACGTTGACCCCCAAGACTAAATTTTATTTCGCGAGCACGACAGAAATGTATGCGGGTAACGTAGAGGATGAGAAATATGACGAGCAAAGTAAGTTTTGCCCCAAAACGGCGTATGGTATTTCAAAATGTCTAGGATTTTACTGGACACAATATTTTCGAGAAACATTTGGCATTTTCGCTTTATCTGGCATTCTGGCGAATCATTCTTGCCAATATAGACATCCTTCATTTTTTATTAAGAAAATTACTCAAGCTGCCGCAAAAATAGCTCTCGGACAACAGAAATCTTGCGCCATCGGGCATTTAAATTGGGCGCGCGATGAAATGTGGGCGGACCACGCAATGGAGGCTGCTTATCAACTCCTTCAATTAAACGAGCCTCAAGATATGGTGATTGGGAATGGAAATACCAAATGGGGAGAGGAGTATGTTCAATTGGCGTTTGATTACTTCAATTTAAAATGGCAGGATCATATTACATTTGATGAAAAATTTTTACGCAAAAATGAAGTTGTAAAATTAGAGGTAAATCCGGCGTTGGCGATAGAGAAGATTGGATGGAAACCAAATCGTATGCCCTTTAAAGATCATATCGGTTTAATGTGCGAGTGGGACAAGCAAGTAGAAAGCGGCCAAACCCCAATTAGACCGGACGTTTTTAAATTGTTTCCTTGATTTAGAGTTGACTTAACCCGTGGAATCTAGTTAAATTCCGTGATGGCAAACCAATCATTTACGGAATTCAAATCAAAACGGGCCGCTTTAGGTGCGAAAATTACCGAGTTGTGTAATACCTTCTCCGACGAATTCGGGGTTAAGGTTGAGCGAATTAGCATTGAAAATCATTATTTTCAAATTGGAATGAAATCAGAGCAAATTATCTCGGTAAATATTACCACTGATACTTAATTTGGGTAAAATTAATTATTTAAATAAATATGAAAAAACTAGACATTAATGAGTTAGTTGGATTTACAATTAAATCTTTTGATAAGGCAGGAGATAAGGAATTAATCATCCTTACCGAACAATCTTCCGAATTTAGAATTATACTAGAGGATGATTGGTGCGGTTGTAATGATAGTTATGCTTCTTTTCAAGAAATTAAATTAGATGGTATTTTAGGCCAAAAAATCATTTCTGCCACTGAGCAAAATCATCCGAGTAAAGATGGGGCATTTTTAATCATTGAAACTGATAATGGAACGGGGTCAATTGAAATGGTTCACGATTCAAATGGTTATTATGGTTGGGGTTATGAGATATTCAAGATTTGACTAAGGCAAAAAAATGATTAAAGCTGAAATTATTGCAGACTCGTTAAACCCTCGCGGCAAGCGACTTACGACATTTTTATGTTGCCTCCCCCGACCACTTTTGGCTGAGCTTAATACCCATCGTGCCCTTTCCAAAAATAGTGCGTCAAGTCGGGCTATTCCATTTGAAAAGATGCTAGAAATGGTTAAGACAAACCCCTTTGTTCCGATTCGTTTTCAAAAAGATCACAAAGGAATGCAGGGGACAGAATATTTCGAGGGCGAAGAGCATCAAGATTGTATTCAGGACTGGTTAAACGCACGGGATAAGGCCATTGAAGCAGCTAGCGCTTTTATTCATCCGATAACAAAACAGTTAAAAAATCGCCTAATTGAACCTTTTATGTGGCATCGGGTTATTCTTAGTGGAACGGATTTTCAAAACTTTTTTGCCCTTCGCGCCCACAAGGACGCCGAGATTCATATTGCAGATTTGGCTTATAAAATGCTAGATGAATATAATAATAGCGCGCCAAAACAATTAAAGGCGGGCGAGTGGCATGTTCCAATGGGCGATAAGATAGATGAGAAGAGATTGGATACCTTGTATCGAAAATCTTTGAATCCGCATTTAGATATGGCTGAATACAGCGACCACGACTTTAACATGTTGAAAGTTAAGGTTGGTGTAGCAAGATGCGCCCGCGTTTCTTATTGGAACTTTGACGGGAAAGACGACTATGAGCAAGATATTAAAACCTGTGACAAATTATTTGGTTCTGTTCCGCGCCATTTAAGTCCAACAGAACATGCCGCACAAGCACTTGATTCGGAAGAATATATTGGTAATTTTTGCGGTTTTAAGCAGTTGCGCTATACCTTTAATGATCAAAATCTAACTGATAGTCGAGTTATCAAAAAATGAGTAAAAAACAAAAACTATACGCCGGGAAAATCCCCTTTAATATTTTCGGCGATCAACTTCATTACCCCGAGGGTCGGCAACAGTAGCTTAAAAATCTAAAATAACTACAAAATAGTCAAAAATAATTTCACTTTTGTAGATTTTCCGTGTATTTATATATGAAAGCACAACTTAAAATGATTACTAGAATTACCAAAACAGAGTTTGAAACGGACGATGGGGAAATCCATCAGATTCCGTTTGAATTGGATGAGATTCCCACCGTTGAGGAATTTCAGAAGATTTATGATGAATGGTTTAGATTGTTTCAACAGAAAGGATTGGTTTGAGTATGCTGATTGAGCCTAATAACATTTATCATGGTGATTGTTTAGAGCTGATTGCTTCGGTTCCTGATAAATCCGTTGATTTAATAATCACTGACCCGCCATATAAAATGACGAAAAATGGGAAAAGTTGTCGCCCAAATTATATGCCTGCGAGTTCTTCCGAAAATCTCTTTGATGGAAAATTGCCAGACACTTACGCTTGGATGAGTGAGTGCTTTCGAGTCTTAAAAGATGATACCCATTTTTACACTTTCGCCAATATCAACAGCATCCAAGATTATTTAAATCAATCTCAAAAAGCGTGTTTCAAACTGCATAATATCATCAGTATGATTAAGGATACAAAAATGCCAAATCGTTGGTATTTAAAATATACTGAGTTTGTTTTATTTTTTAGAAAAGGTGCGGCTAAACCTATTAACGATATGACCTCGCGTGATTATGAGTTTGTAAAAACGCCAACCGCAAAATCTGGCAAACTACATGTGACGGAGAAGCCATATGATTTTATTGAAAAATTAGTGACGAATAGTTCTGATGAAGGAGATTTAATTTTAGACCCGTTTGCTGGTTCTGCAACAATATGTTCAGCCGCGAAAAATACAAACCGGCGATTTATCGGAATAGAAAAGGATCAAGATTCTTTTGATACCGCTAAGAAGAGAATTATTAATAACAATGGATAAAAACATCCTATCTATCAGTGAAGCCGCGTCTCTTTTGGGCGTTTCTGACGAAACCCTAAGAAATTGGGAGCGTGACGGAAAACTAACGCCATTTCACACCGAAGGCGGGCACCGCCGTTATTATAAAACTGATATTGAAAAAATTATAGTGAAAGACCAGATTAAGGATAACATTCCGGTTTCAGAATTAGAAAAAATTAAAGACGCTATTGAAAAAATCATAGCTTTTAGTAAATCGTGAGTAAAATGAAAATACGATGTAAAACGCTTTCACTTTCAACGATGTTTGGTGTATTACTTATATATGCCAAGTAAAATCGTAAATCAAAATCAAAAAGATGGAATGGTCAATTGTTATATGAGCGGCGATACGGCTAAAGTATCAGCGGCTCGGTTTGGGCTCAGTTATTCGTGTTGTATTAGAGAGCTAAAAAAGCGAGGGATTTGCATAAGAAAAAGCCGAGACCCTATTTACAAAAAATATTCTTTGAATGAAAGTGTATTTGAAAAAATCGACACTGAAGAAAAGGCATACTGGCTAGGATTTATAATGGCAGATGGGTATGTCGCTGGGAAGAAACATTTTGCAATTAGATTGGCTTTAGCCGACATAAGTCATGTTGAAAAATTTAGAAAATTTATTGAGTCTAATCATTTAATTAAAAAAATTAACGCCAAAATAAAAGAAAAGTTATATTCTGCTTGTGGTTTATTTATAGGCTGTAAAAAAATGGTTTCCGATCTTTCTAAATATGGAATAGTCCCAAATAAAACAGAAACGGCTTCTTATCCAGCGGGCATTCCAAGCGAATTTGAAAGACATTTTTGGAGGGGATATTTCGATGGAGATGGATGCATAAGTTTTTCAGTGGCGAAGGATAGAACTGCCAAAAATTGGTCTATATCAGCCGTAGGGAAAGAACAAATCATTATAGATTTTGAAATCTTTATAAAAAAACATATAAAAACTGATGCGGTCAGAAAAAAAAGGAAGAATACTTCTGTTTTTACCTTTGGGGTATGCGGAATAAATTTATGTCAACCAATATTAAATGTCTTTTATAAGGATTCGTTGGTTTCTTTGGATAGAAAATATGATTTATATACAAAATGTCTGTCTCAAGAGATTCAAAGACGGGATACAAATTTCTTAACTTCAGATTTCTTAACCAAAAAATACCAAGAAAATGGAAATAACTGGGAAGCCGTAGCAAAAGATATTGGAATCCATCCTAGCACCTTGCTAAAAGCGAGGAAAAAATTAGGTTTTGACATGGAAAAGGTGGGAGGAGACAGTCGAAGCATACTAGTATTTGATAAAAATCGTGAGTTAGTAGGAAAATTCAATTCCTCCGATGAAGTATCTAGCAAGTTTAATATATCTAAACCAGCTATTTGGGCAATATGCGGCGGGAGAAACAAAAAAACAAAAAACGGATATGTTTTTAAATATTGTGATTGAATGAACTTTCTTCGTGCTTATAAAATAGAATTAGACGTTAATAATAAGCAACGAACTTTATTATCGCAACATGCTGGTTGTGCGAGATTTGCTTATAATTGGGCGTTAGCGAAGAAGAAGGAGGCGTTTGAGAAAAAAGAGAAAATCCCAAATGCAATAGAGTTACATAGAGAGTTGAATAAGTTAAAGCAATCCGAACTTGGTTGGATGTATAATTCAAGTAAATCTGCTCCGCAATCAGCCCTGATAAATTGTGATATTGCATTTAAGAACTTTTTCGCCCGTTGCAAGAAAAAAGTTAAAGGTAAAAAGGGTTTTCCGAAGTTCAAATCTAAGAAAAACGAAAAACAATCATTCAAATTAGATGGTTCAATTTACATCTCAGATAGAAACCATATTAAATTGCCTAGAATTGGCGAAGTAAAATTGAAAGAATCAGATTATATTCCGCTAGATGCTGAGATTAAATCGGTAACAGTTAGTAGTAGGGCGGGAAAGTGGTTTGTCTCGTGCCTGATTGAAGATGTGGTAAAGGTCGCACCCACACCCGCAAATGAAGCGGTCGGTATAGATTTGGGAATTAAGGTTCTGGCCACCTGCTCAGACGGAACAATTTTTGAAAATCCCAAGGCATTAAAAAAGAACTTAAAGAAACTAAAACGCAAACAAAGACAATTATCCAAAAAGAAGAAAGGTTCTAAAAACAGAGAGAAAGCAAAGAAAAAATTAGCAAAATTACATTATAGAATTTCAAATATTAGAAAAGACGCCATACACAAAGCAACCACTAAAATAGTAAACGATAACCAAGTTATTGTTTTAGAGGATTTATCTGTTTCTAATATGATGAAAAATCATAAATTAGCTCAGTCTATTGGCGATGCGTCATTTTATGCGTTTCGTCGAATGATTGAATATAAGGCAAAATGGTATGGTCGGACAGTGATTATCGCGAATCGCTTCTATCCCAGTTCAAAACTGGACCACAAATCAGGAAAAATAAATAATTCCTTGACTTTGGCGGACAGAACGACTATACATGACGATAATACAACTACCGACCGCGATCTCAACGTCGCTATTAACCTGAAAAACTATTATCTAAACGATATGCATAACAAAAATACCGCAAGTTCTGCGGGAATTAAAGTCTGTGGAGAGGGAAGTTCATTAGATTCGCTTGCGAATCCGATTAGTTCCTTGATGAAGCAGAAGTCCAACAAAAAGTCAAAATGAGTAATTATTTGGATTTTTGTAAGTTTGGAAGAACGGCGCGGATTGTTATCTTTTGGTTCCGGGAAAAAGGTTATTTTCAAACGATTAAGTCACGTTGAAACTGGTTGGGAGAAAATTGGTGTCGGAAAATCACTTGACGCCGCGAGTATTGGGCTACAGATTCCTATTGTGGATAAAGTAACATTAAAAATTGCATGAACAAAGATTACGTTAAATTAATTGAAGAACTTGACAAGACTTTATCCATGGCGCGCGGGTGTTGGATGGATGCCCGATCAAACGAGGATAAAACGAAATGGTATAAACGATTGAACGAGTTGCTTGAGGAACGGTCGCGGTTAATGAAACTTAGGGATGCTTAATATGACACATCAAAACCAAGAAGTTATTAGATATTTTGAATCGTTGGGTTATAAGGTTGGATGGGATTGCCGATATAAAAAAGGTGAATACTGGCATGAGATCAAGAAAGATGGTAAACTAATCGCGCAAATTGATTTTGATGTCCCATTAAATGATATTATTGAGGATTTTACTTGCATTCACGAAGGGCGAGACCCAACATCTAACCCAAAATATATTATCAACGGATATGGAGAAGAATTTAACGAGTTGATGAGAAAGGTGGCCGAAAATGATTAAAATCCCAACAGATCAGGAGAAAATTAAGGTTTACGAGGACTTTCTCCATAAGATTAACTTATTCTGTGTGTGCGGGAATAACGATGGGTTAAGGAAGTTGATTGAGAATGCGGATGCTTGGTCATATGCCGCACGAGCGGGAAACGGGGAGCTAAGCGAGGAAGAACAGGAAGAGCTTATTGCGGCGAAATTTTGGAAACTAACGAGCATAAATGATTAAATCTACTTTTCGCTTATTCGTAGAAAGTCTAGCTCTGATTATGTGTGTTTGGCTGGCCTTTGCGGCGGGATTGTGCGCGCATAGAAATGATACTCGGGATTGGTTGTCTGTTGTGTTTTTAATTCCGGCTAGTTTGGCATGGGGCTATGGATATAAGGTTGGGGCGTATAATTTATTGTGCTAGATCATATAGCTCTTAATTCCTTGGTTAGGTAAACACTTAGATTGAATTCTGGGTGTTTTTTATTTTCCCCGTTAATCAGAGAAAAGGCTTCGCCTTTATTTCCTACGGAAATGATCGGAGGTTTTTCATAAGTATTTAAGCTTGGCCACTTTAGGGGCCGGGGCTTATTTCGGGTAGCTTGACGTAATTTATTACGCATAGACACAACACTGCCTAGAAACGGAAAATCCGTAAATAGGCTTGATGTTTTTGGGAACTCAGTTCGGTATAGCCAAAAGACAAAGTGACAACATTGGGTCGGCTAACCCAAACACGCTCTATTATCGGAAATCTTCTTACGAAAACCGGGGATTACCGGGATTAACCGGCATTTGCCCAAACGTGAAGCGCAACTTAATTTCGCCATCGAACTACTTTTAAGTCTTGCGAGACAGGCTCCAGTAATTAGCCCCATTCAAATTTGATACAATCTCGTTCTATTCTATCCTTGTTAGGAAGAAACGCGGTTAGCTTGGTATTTAACTGGTGTGTTAAGGTATTACCTCAACGATTTTTTATCCCGCGTCACTCTCGCGGCCCATTTATTCATAATGTCTGAATAAAAAGTGGTCTATTCACAGGCACGAATTGCGTCGTGGTAGGACCTGTGCGATAGCTTGGCGTAATTGTAGCGTTTGTTCGCGCTTTTATTAGACCTTAAATAAGTATACACTAATTTTATGCGGGAAATCAAATTATTTTCAATTATTCATTCTTTTGGGCCAATATTTTGGATACCAATCTTTATAGCCTAAGAGGATACAAATGTAGGCGCATAATTGAAAATTTACCTTGCGGCCAACCGTCCCCTCTCTGAACTGGGTATCAGTTAGGTTAAACTTTTCACAAATACTTTTGATTTGGGAGGGGGTTAACCTTTTAGGAATTGAAAATCGGTTTAGAGCCACTGATGAGATTATTGGGAATTTCGGTCAAATGGTCAATCATTTAGTTTGACTCATCTTCCGAAACCCTTATAATTTCATTATAAAGTTAACAATGCCTAAATATATTTCAATTTTCGGTTCGCGCGAAGGATTTTCAGGTGATGACTTACTCAAAATTGGCCAAATCGCTGAATTTTTCGCCAAGAAAGGATGGGTTTTACGCACTGGAGGAGCCATTGGAATAGATGACGCTGGGCTCAACGGGTTCAAAAAAGTCGCCAATTCCAAAGTTGAGCTTTATCTACCGTGGCAAGGCTACAATAATCATTACAATGGAATTTTACATACACCCGAAAATTGGGAAGCGGCGTCAAAATATGTTGGTCATTGGGATCAACTCAAATTGAATCATCGAATTTTCCACGCTCGCAACGTAGCATTAATTTTGGGTTCAGATAACGAAACTCCTTCCACCGTGGCTGTTTGTTGGACGCCCGAGGGCAAAGAGGTTGGCGGATCTTGCACCGGAATTTTGGTCTGTAAAGATAAAGGGATTCCGTTGTTCAATTTAGGCTCTAAAACAGGCTTGACAAAACTTAGGAAATATTGTAAAAAGTTGTAATGAGAACCATTAAATTTCGCGTCTGGAATCGTGTGAAGAAAGAGTGGGAGGAGAACGGATTTGCTTGGTTTAATGTGTCTAACCATAATGCGGGATACCAGAGGGAGGATAGGTTGATTTCGGCGGATGGAGATTTCCCCAAAATTATTATTCAACAATTTACGGGTTTATCTGATCTAAACGGGCGCGAAATTTACGAAGGTGACATACTAAACGTTTCCCCATTAAATTTTACTAAGACCAAAGTTGGCGAGAATGTTTATGAGGTTGATGTTACAAAACCCTTACCAAGCCCCGACATAATTTATGCGCGAGCTGAAGTTAAATATGATGAGGAATTTTGCGCCTTCATTTTGAAATATGTCTGGCTAAATGGGGATTGGGCGAAAAGCGGGGCGGCGAGCGCTTGGCTGCATAAGAATGATTACGCATATGAGGTTGTGGGGAATATTTTTGAGCTATGAAAATTTACGTTGCATCATACGAAGATCCGTCCGGGCATGGCTATCAATCGATATTCGAAAATAAAAAAGCCGCTAGAGATTGGATGTTCGCCAAATTTAAAAGAGACTATTGCTCTGGATATGGGAATACAGAATTTGAAAAATTAGAAATGTTTCGCAACCATGAAAAATATGGGGCTTTCACAGCCAAGGTCAAACAATTCACCTTAAGTTATTGATATGGAACCACTTACAAATTTCATTAAGAATGGCTTTCATTACCAACTGGTTACGCGCAAGGGCGATTGGGCGATTTTTAAGCAATGCTTGAATAAACCTCTCCTCGAAAGTGATCCTAGTAAGGGAATGGCATGGGAAGTTTTTAAAATTCACGTTAGTAAGGAGGCCGAAATGTTAGTGAAAAATGTCGAAGGGAAAGAGATTTTGATTAAATTTGAGCCTAAGGAATGTGGCCCGTCGAATGAAGATTTTGGGCGGCACAATGCGTGGTCATGTCCTTCATTATCAAGGGCTTACGAGAAATTAGAAGAGGCCATGTTGAACGAACAAGTAAACAAAGATCGGCGGGAGGCTCGCTCGAAATGATTATTTTTTGGTTAATTTGTTCGGTTATTCTATTCTTCAAAATATTAACAGATGAGGGGTTAAAGAATGAGATTAAAAGCATCTTAGATAAGACGCCTTATTTTAATTTATTTGCTTTTTTACCGTTTTTTATTTTAGTTATACTCTCCCCAGTTTTACTTCTCATTTGGGTTTTTCCTTCGCTTGTAAATAAATTTAACAAATGATTAAAGATAAAAGTAAAATTCCACCCGGCGGTTATTGCTATACTTGGGTTGAACTACCCTCGGTTGAGAATAATTTTCGCGGCAAGGTGAATCAATGCCCATATTATGAAGTAAAGGAAGTTGGCGGAGTTGAGTTCCCGTGGTGCAACTTTTTGGATTTGGGAGGCTATCCGGGCGCTGGTAAATGGCGGGGGTGGAAAAATTTTGAGGACGCAGAGGTTAAACTGAGCAAGTATTTTAATGGTAGGATCGAGGAGAAGTTACCTTTATCATTATTGTTTGACTCTTGTAAGGAATGCGGGGAGAATATTGAATGATTATACGAACGAAGGATTTTAAAAATAAGATTAGTGCCAGAGACAATGCCGCTGAGCAAATTTATTTATCTTTGCGAAAAGACCCCAAATTTATTAATAACGAAGGGTTGAATAAGTTAAATTTAGAAGAATTTCGCTATTTATATAAATGCATAAGATACCAGATGGGTCCATTATGGATGATAAATACATTTAGAATTTCCAGAGAATCAATTAAATTTTTGCGTACTCATAAATTGCTCAAACATTTTTGCTGCGCTGGAGGGAAACAATATTATTGTAATTTTGATTTTTTTGAAAAAATTAACACCGAAGCAAAAGCCTATTGGCTCGGTTTTATCTATGCGGATGGGTGCATCACCGATAGCGGAGTAAACATTCTTTTGAAAGGAGATGAGATAGATCATTTAAACCTTTATAAAGAGTGCGTTGAGGCAGAACATATTCTTGAAGAGCGAGTAGAGAAAATTCGAGACCCAAAAACAAAAGAGGTAGTCAGATTACAATCTACCGCTAAAGTAAGAATAAATAGCAAAATTATTCGAGGCGATTTGATTAAGTTAGGATGTGAGCCAAGGAAAAGCTTAACTCTTAATAAAATTCCCGTAGATAAAATTCCATTTGATTTGATGCCACATTTTTTGCGTGGTTATTTTGATGGGGATGGATGTATTTGTATGTCGCAACAAGGAAAGTATGAGAAATGGAATGTAAATTTTTTGGGGACCAAATTGTTTGTTAGGGCTATTTATGGTGAATTAGCCAGAAGAGGTTTTCCAATAAGAATGGGATACTTTGAAGATCATAACACTCCCGGAATGGGGTATTTAAATTTTTGCAGTTTTGAGGCTATGAATTGGATTAAAAAATTTCTTTACAAAGATGCGACAATTTATTTGAAAAGAAAAAAGGAGAAGTTTGATAAGTTACCAGAGTTTAAAGGGGTTAAAAAGTTTAAATGCAGAGAAGAAGTATTGGGTTTAATGTTCGAAACAGAAAAATGGCAAAGCCCAAAATCTTTATTGGAATATTTTAAAGGCAAATACGATTTAGGCTTGATACATAATACCACTAGAGAACTTTCCGAAGACGGATATTTAGTGCGAGAGGCCGCGAATATAGGAAAAGAAGTAAAGTATATTGCAGATTTTTCAATTTTTGAAGAAGAAATGGTAAAATTATAATGCAAATTCGTCTATCAGCGTCTCGAATTAAAGAAATTAATAGTTGTTCATGGCTATTCTACTGCAAGGAGGTATTAAAACTACCCGAAAAAACCCACGTCAAAACGACATGTGGCAGTTTGGTCCACTCAATTCTAGAATGTCTATTAAACCCACGCCACAAAAAGCATTATGATTTAATTCTGAGCGGTAAAAAATCGGTCTACAACAGTCCCCAGATTGCGAGATTAATTCAAATGTGGCAAAATAAGTATTCGTTGCCGCAAAATTTAATTGACGAGATTGACGATATGGTTTTATTAGTCTTAACCCAAACCAATTACCTAGATGAGGGCGCGGTTCAGAAATTTCCGCCCGAGCAAGAATTTAACCTAACCATTGGCAAAAAATACCCGATGAGAGGTTTCCTTGATAGGGTCGCGGTATTCCCCGATAAGGTGGTCATCACAGATTATAAGACACAGGGAAAGAGATTCACCCCATCCGAATTAAGCGAAAATATCCAAGCCTCGGTTTATCAGAGCTATTGCAAGAAAAAGTATGGTTTACCCGCCGAGGTTCAGTTCATTCTTGTCCGTCACCCCCCAACAAAGAAAGATCCCCAAAAGCACATACAAATTGTCCCGCCAAAAAATGATGCGGAATTAGCCGGGATTGAATCTTATCTGGAGTACATGGGATATGTATTTTCCAAGTTTACGGAAGTTGAGGCCAAGAAAATATTTAAGAAGGATACCGATGATGGATTCTGTTGGCGAGTCTGTCAATTTAAGCAGGCTAGAAATTATAAAGTTAAACTGGATAAAGATAAAAATATCATTGCGGGATACGACATTAGCGAAGAACCTGAATTTGACAAAGAAAAAGGGGAAAGTGTAGAGGTTCGTAGATATTCGGGGTGTCCGGCCTTCAATAAATAGATTTTTTACAATGAAATTTGATATGATAATACATGTCAAATTTTGCGCCAAAGATAATTGTAATCGGGGAAAGATGCATCGACCACAATATCACTTTACGTCCCTTACGCCTTAATCCTGAGCAGCCAAACTCAGTTGTGACCAAGCCGGTTGGAGAAAGCGTCACCGGCGGCATGGCCGAGAATGTTTTTAATAATTTGCGCTCATTAGGGCTAAAAGAATCTGAGATCTGTTTCATCACCAATAAGACTGCGATTATTAAAAAGCGCTTTGTTGAGGAAATGACCGGAGCGACGATAGTCCGGATTGATGAAAATGACGACGTAATCACAAAAAATCATGAATATTTTGACGGAGATATGTTCAAAAATCTAAAGAAAGTCATAGAGGAACACAGGACCGTTAAAGTATTGGTTATTTCGGACTATTGCAAGGGGTTATTAGATGAGTATTGGCTTGAGTTGATTTTTGAACTATGTGATAAGTATGGGGTGAAAACAGTAATTGATTCGCGCAAGAAATTTTTAAGTTGGGCAAATAAGGCGGATTTTATTAAAATTAATAATAAGGAATATTCCGAATTGGGTAAAAATGAAAAGTGCGGACGTAACATGATCGTAACACAGGGAGGGAAAGGGGCTTTATGGGTTAATGAGGGTAAGTTTTTCCCAACAAAACCCGTGAGCAATCCTCAGGCTTGCGGGGCCGGGGACACCTTCAATTCCGCATTCTGTTATAAATACATGTTAAGTGAGGATATAGATCAAAGTATTAGATTTGCTAATGCTGCGGCTAGGGTGGTCGTCGGAAAATCGGGTACAGCAACTGCGAGTTTAAGTGAGGTAGAGGCCGAATTAAGTTGACTTTTACCACATAAAATGTCAAGTTAGTTGAATGTTCTATGTAAAAAGCGGCAATCTTTACTATACTGGAGAATTCGACCGCTGTTATCCGCCAAACCCTTATTTAGCGTCGTTTGACGAGGCCATTGGATTTTCTTCCTATCAAGAAGCTTGGGACTGGCAAGAAAAATATGGTGGTGACATTCTCTCAAGGGAAAGAGTTCCCGAGATTGATTTGTTAAGAGGAGAGATCCACCGGTTGAATGAGATTTTACGCGAAATTTATAACGCATCTGCTTTTGATTATGATTCAATGCCGGAAAATGGGCGCAAAAAGTTTTATGAGGTAGTTAAGGATTTGGCTTTAGATTTGGATAAATATGGTTTAACCAAGGAGGAGTTTGGCGAATCAATCAAGGATCATAACGAGACATTATTTTACGCGAAACACCAATAAACATGAAAGATCACCAAATAGCTGAGCTAGTTAACAAAATCACTAAAGAAATCCAACCCTTATGCCCCGAACATCAAAGTTTGCGGGCGCGAGTTTCATCGGCGGTGAATAAATACTTTGACGAGACTGATCATGATTATGTCAGTTTAAACGAGAAATCCGTCATCCAAACTTTTGGTGGCGAGGCGTTTATTGATAACTGGGAGTTCGCGGAATATGGTATTGATTTTGGTGAGGTAGCGATTCATAACGTTTCCCCCACTCAAATGGTTGGTTTAGCTTGCACGATGGTAGATCATTTGCTCTTGAATGGGCATCGGTTTGAAATTCAAAGAACTTACGAACAGGATCAGCACACACGGCTGGTTTATTTAAAATCATGAAAACCGCAAAAGAACGAGAGGCCGATTTTCGGCGCGATTTGGACGAATTATTGAAAAAGCATAATGCCGAGTTGAATGTTACGGATGATGGAAAATCGTATGGTTTGCACAAAGGTATTTGTGAAGTATTTATACCCGGCGAATATGATTGTGAAGGGAACGCCATAAAGGAATATGCGGATTTTCGTCTTTAACATGCGTTTACCTCAAATCGGCGAGAAAATCGCTCAAAATGGCATTGAATATAAAGTTGAGCAAGAATGTTTAGGGGTTTATTACGGGCGGAAGAAATTCGCGCGGGAATTAACTCAGCTTAATTTAGAACAAATTGTTTATTTAACGGAACCCAAAAAGAAAAAAGTTAAGGATAAGCCTCCTGTTAAGTTAACTAGAGAAGAACGCGGGCAAATTTTGCGCGATTTGGTTGAGTCCGATTCTTTACGGGATAATTTCAAAAGGGAGATTATGGTGTTGGCCAAATTCGTGAGGCGGTTTCCGCATAAGGAGTTTCTTTTGGAGGGGTTTAAACCAGCCATAAAAGTAAAGTCCCTTTTGTATTGGATTGATCGTCAGGAGGTTGAGGACTTGTATAAAAAATGGGCAATCGACCTTTCGGTTAAACGAGAGGAAGTAAAGTTAGAAAATGAGAAAATAGGATTTGACATTGTTGTAGAAAAGAAGTCTTATAGGAATTTACTAGAACTATTAAAATAATTATGCACGCCAAAGATTTAGATTACGTTCGGAGTAAAGTCGAAAACGAGGGTTTTCATTACTGCTTCGTTGGATATAGTAATTTCAAAGATGTTAAGGATGAGGAATTCCATCGGTTGAGAGAAAATTATCTTAAGGCTGCGAAGGAGTTAAGGATTTATTTAAATGTAGAATCATCAAATTATCAATAAAAATGAAACAAACTAAACCATCGGGCGATGCAAATTATTGGCGCAATAAATTTATGCAGGTTTTAGAGGCGTTACATGATAATGATTTAAATTGGTCACGCGACCACTGGGTTGATTATGGGATCACCGAGAAGGATGCGCAATTAATTGAGGATGAGTTCAATAAACAGGTGAAGTGGCGCGCGGCGCAAAAGAAGGATTGACATTCAGAGATAAAAGAACAATAATTTAACATGGCTAAATCGAAAAAAACTGATGGGGTTGAGGGCGAAGAGGTAAAGCTATCCACCAAGGATATTTTTGCAACGATTCTCAAAGATACTCAAAAAGATCACTATAATAATGTAATTTCTAAAAATTACCCTATATCAAGCGGGAGTCTAATTTTGGATTCTCAAATCAAGGTTCGTTCTGGTCAGGTTTTGCGTCTCGCGGCGTCAGGCCCCGAAACCGGAAAATCCTCACAGGCAATGGTTTACGCAGAAAACTTCATGAAGGTTGTTCCGCGCTCCCGAACAATTTTGGTTAAGGCCGAAGGTCGCTGCTCCAAAGAATTTCAGGCGAGAACGGGATTAAAGTATGTTACGACCTCGGAAGAATGGGATTACGGGACTGTTTTTATTTGGTCGGTAAATTACTTTGAAACTATTGCATCAACCTTAGAAACTATGTTGAAAGCGATGCATGAGGCCGATGAGCATTTGTGTATATGCTGGGACAGTTTAGACGGCACAATTTTAAAAGCGGACGCAATGAAGGACGTTTGGGGAGGGACAGAAAGCCCGAAAGTAGCGGGTGTGCCCTTACTTACAAAACTTTTGTTTAAGCGGTTTGCTCTTCCGGTGAGTCATTACGACGCATTGATGATTGTTATTACCCAATATAGCGCAGCGATTAAATTAGATCCTTATGCTCCGGGGGTAAATAGACAGGTAGAAGGTAGCGGTGGGTCTTCTATCGGGCATCAAAGTGATTACGTCCTTTACTATCATCCTCGCTATCAGGGTGATTACATTTTGGAAAAACCAGACGAGAAGCCAGATCCCGTAAAAAATAAAGTTCTCGGAGTGTTCGCCTCTATTGAAGTGAAAAAATCCGCTTCGGATGTTACGGGGTGCGGGCGAATTAGGGTTCCGATTCGTAAAAATCGCGTCGGTTCTGCTATTTGGGTAGAGAAGGAAGTTGTTGATATCGCAATGCAATTCAATCATCTAACGCGAAAGGGAGCGTGGTATTTCTTTAGTGAGGAGTTAGTTTCTTCAGCTAAAAAAGATGGAATTGAAATTAAGGTTCAACATCAGGGGATTAATGGGGTTTTTGATTATATTGAAGAAAACAAGAAAGTCTTTGAGTGGATGTATGAACAGTATACGAAGTTAATTCAGCTATAGTGGGAGGTATCTTTCGTAAGCCCAAGTTTGATTCTATCAATCATAGTTTCAAACTTTAGCTTCTTTCTCGTCAACGAAGGGATATTGGAGGAATACATATATCTATACAACTTAAGACATTGGTTATTGCCTTTTAGTCGAACTTCGCCCATCTCAGTTCCCTTTTTGGTTTTTCTTACCCTTATAGAGCACTTTATGTTTTTACTTAAAAGTGTTTTGTAAAGTTCTTTTGAAAATTCAATTGAGGAAATGAACGATGCACATAGTTGAGTGTTTTGTCTTAAAATAGAAACGCTTCCGTCGCCATCAAAGTAGCCCAAAATAGCGCTGGATAAAAACTCTTCTGGAATGTTTTTAAAGAAAGGGTGGTTGACGCTTTTATTTGGGAAAAGTCCATATTTAGTCAGATGGGAAACAAAAACCTCCGAAGCGATACAAAGACCATTCATTGGTTGACGAACGCAACCATCCCTGCATCGGTGAATTTGAACTCTTAATTTTGTTGAACTTTTTGTTAATGAAATTAAGTTTTCGAGAATGTATTTATCGGCTTCCACTAAGCTAATAAGCAATTGTCCCACCTTATCTTTTCTTCTATTCCAGAGCAAACACCCGTCAGACATAATTAGCCCGATATAATAAGCCTTTTCGTGCGAATCAATTGTCTCGAAAAAAGATTCATCTATAACATGATATTTCGCCGGGTCAATTTTGAGGCCGCTTTTGACTAAAATGCTTTTTGTGGCTTGAAAACACAAGTTAAACATTTTGGATGTTTTGTTTACAGAGTTATTCTCTAGAAAAGCATTAATTATTTTAATCTTTATATTCTCATCTGGTTCAAATTTGCGCGGGACAAATCCGCCTTCTACAATAGTCTCAAATATATCTTTTTTGCTATATTTTGTTTTACTGGCGATTTGGACAACAGAGAATCCCTCGTTATGAAGGTTAATAATTTCAGATTTGTTTTCACTCATAGCTTTTTCGTCTCCTTCTCAATATACTCATTAACCGCCGTGCGCACCAATTCGGAAAATTTAATATCCTTGATTAGGGCGATTTCGCGCAGTTCTTTCATTTGCTTTTCGGACAGGAATATGTTCGTTCGGATGTATGCCATATAATCATTATACACCGATTGTGGAATAAATATCTAATTAACTTGACTTGATTCTCCAAATAACCAATAATTCCTTAAGATGAAGTGGAAAACTAAAAATGGGCGGGAGGTAAATTTTAACCCCGCCCAATATAAAATTGATTGGGAGCGTAAGGTTAGCGGACCTCAAAAAACGGTAAAAGATTTTTTATTTAAGTTTTGGAAAAACGATATAGTGTTGGAAGAAATGCTTTTACCAAAGTCCGGTAAGAAGCGGTTAGATCTCGTAAATCTTTCTCGTAAGGTTATTATTGAAGTCAGCCCTGATTCCGTTCACCTTGAATTCAATCAATTCATGCATGGTTCGCGTGCCGGTTATTTAAAAAAGTTAAAGGCCGATAGCGAGAAGATGCAACTTGCCGAATTAAACGGGTTCAAGTTTATTGAATTGAACGATGAACACCTCAACAATCTTACCAAAAAAATGTTTAAAGAAACTTTTGATTTAGATTTATAATAATATGGAAAACAACGGACTTAACGTGCTCTCACTTTTCGATGGAATTTCTTGCGGGAGAATCGCTCTTGACCGCGCTGGAATCAAAGTTAATAATTATTACGCGAGCGAAATTGACAAAAATGCTATTAAAGTTACTCAAAAGAATTGGCCCGATACAATTCAGATAGGCGACGTAACAAAAATAAATATTGATGATTTGCCTAAAATAGATCTAATTCAAGCTGGGAGCCCCTGTCAAGGATTCAGCTTTTGTGGGAAACAATTAAATTTTAATGATGAACGAAGTAAATTGTTTTTTGTTTTTGTTGATATTTTAAACGCACTTAAAGTTAAAAATCCAAATATAAAATTTCTTCTTGAAAATGTAAAGATGAAGAAGGAATATCAGGATGTAATTTCGGAAGCTCTTGGCGTTCAACCAATTAAAATAAATTCTGCGTTAGTTTCCGCGCAACAGAGAAACCGTTTATATTGGACGAACATCCCCAATGTTACTCAACCCGAGGATAAGAGAATTTTTCTTAAGGATATTTTGGAAAATCCCGAATTGGTGGAGGTTGATAGATCAAAATCATTATCCTTAAATGCGTCTTATAAATCCGTTCCGTGGAAACATTATAAAACGAAAGCTGTGAACCAGATGTTGCTATACCGTTTGCCTCATGGTTATATTACCGAAGATTATTACTATGTTGAAAAATACCCAACTCTATGCGCCCAATCACCGGGGACAAAACGCAAACTAGTTTGCGGTGAACATTATAGAACGCTTACTCCGCTAGAGTGTGAAAGGTTGCAGGGACTTGATGATAATTATACGGACTGCATTGCAAAAACAAATAGATATAAAGCCATTGGTAACGGCTGGAACGTGCCAACAATAGTTCATATTTTTAAAAATCTAATTCAACATGATTAACCCTGCAAACTTCCCCGATTGGCAATTCACCGAAATTAAATACGATTTCGTTTTTTATGGCGAGCCTAAGAAAATTGCCGGTTTTAACTTTCAATCACTCCGCCTTTTTGAATCGTATCATTATAATGCGATCCTTCAGCCAAATACTGATGAGGCTTTGCGCGAATTTGAAAAAGAATGTTATCTAAACCAAACCATGTGGCGGATTGCCAAACAAATTCAACTTTTACAAGACGATATTCGTCGGCAAATTAAAATTCACATTGACCGAGGATCGCCTTTGCCAAGTGAATTAAAAGCTTGCGTTGACTTGAAAATAGTGTAATACTAGTAAACTACAATTTATGACGAATCAAAACACCGAGGCTGACAAAAGGGAATATTTAAACGTTTTATTGGGAGATCTAAAAGAGGGTTGGTTAAACGATAAAGAATCCACTAAATTGGTGAGGCGGAAAATTCGGGAAATATGGGGCTTAAAGAAAAGTGCGGCGAATGAGAAGTTTAGAAAATTGTTTGGATATTATAAAGTTGCCGTTGATTCTCCTGTTGTTGGAACGGTAGTAACGGATTCATTTAACACTCAGGTTATTGATAAAGGAACAGGCGAAGTCATTATGGATACAAACTGGGTACCGATTCAATTAGGCGAACCCCCGGTTGGCGGGTTTAAAGTTAGTGGCGATAAAGCGACATTAGAAATTAAAAATGCAGGTGAAATTAGGACACTTGAGGATTTAGTGGCGTTTTGTAAAGTTGATCTAAACAAGTGGGAGCCCAAATCATTTGTGCCGAGTTTGCAGAGAGGTGTTTTAAATTTGCGGGCGGAGTTTAAGAAACGGGTGGATCAGGATTCGTTATCAAATCTACTCGAAACCTTCACTAAACAAGCTAACGAGCGCGCCCCGGCCACCTTCAATATTAAACCCATAACTAGCTCTGGTGATGATCTTTATGTAATATCAATCCAAGACCTACACATTGGGAAATTGGCGCATGGGGTCCAGACATTATGGGGTGACTTTGATATTTCAATTGCCAAAAAGTATTACAAAGATGCCGCCGAACAATTAATTTCAGAAGCTCCAGTCGGAAAAATTGGTAAAGTGCTTTTAATTATCGGTTCGGATCTAATCCATTACGAGAATCAGAGGGTTGAGACCAGTTCGGGAACAAAAATTGAGGGAGATTCTCGGTGGCATAAAGTATTTGATGAGAGTTGTCAGTTAATTGCCGAGACAGTTGAGTCGTTGGCTGTTCAGTTCCCTGTTGAAGTGATGGTAGTTGCTGGCAACCATGCGAATTTAAGCGAATATGCCCTTGGAGCGTATATTAAGGCTTTCTTCCGCAACCATCCTAATATTAACGTTAATAATGAACCGTCGAATCGCAAATATTTCGCTCATGGAAAAACACTAATCGGTTTTGCCCATGGAAACGGAGTTAAAAAGCTAGAAGATTTAGGGGCGGTGATGATGCGAGAAAAGATGGAGGTTATATCAAATTATAAACACCTTTACTGGCTCACAGGTCATAAACACGTTTTTCAGCAGATGTTAGATAGTCGTGGGGTTCGTATTTTTGTTAGTGCCGCGCTCTGCAATCCGGATCAGTGGCATAGCGAAAATTCCTACGTCGGAAATATTCAAGGGTCGGAAGGGTATTTGTTTTCCCCGGTTGATGGGTTGACACAGATTATTTTTAGTAAATCAGTAAATGTTAAGTAGTTTAAGATTAAACGAGCCGCTTCTCAAAAACGGGGCGGCTTTTTTTGTTGACTCTGGTTAAGATAAGAGGTTGAATAAGTTTATATAAAACATGTCTAAAGCGCTTTATTCCATTGAAATTGAACAGTCAGTTCTTGCCATTCTTTTACAATACCCCGAAACATACGTGGAAATTCCATATGTTAATTCCAAGGATTTTAGTAAGCAAAATTCTCCTGTTTTCGCGGTTATTACTAATATAGTAGAGAATAAGGGGCGACCTGATGAAATTATCGTTGCGGAAAAGTTAAAATCATTAGGGATTACCTTGGAAGGATTAGAGGTTGGCGATTTTTGCGGCGCACTTAAAATTAGGCCGGTTGATAAGCGGAATATAACTTCATTAGCGAAAGAGTTAAAATTAGTCACCCTCAAACGGACTATCTGTAATAATGCCGCCAAGGTTCAGCAAGAGATCATGGCGGATGGTAAGGACGCGCCGAAAACGGCTAAGGAGATGATTGATATTACGGATAAATATTTGGGGGAATCGTTGGTAAGCCTGACTGGGGATGAACCAGAACCTATTAACTTACTTGAAGTTTTGCCCGATATTATCGAAGAATATGGGGAGGAGAAAATAAATAGTAACGATTTGATAATGCCCTATAAAAGCATTCAGGAAAATCTATCCGGGGCTAGAGCAAAAAGTCTGATGATTTACGCGGCGAGGTCTGGGGGAAATAAAAGTACCTTTCTTCTTGATATTATGCGTAGAATGCCGGACGCAAATCCAGATAAAGCGAAGGAGTTAAAGATATTATATCTTGACAGCGAGATGTTTATAGAAGATGCGGTTTTACGCTATATCGCTGGTAAGATTGGAGTTCCTTATTGGCTTATTGATTCGCGAAAATGGAGATATGACGCGGTTTGGTCAAAAAAGATCAGGGCCGAATTAGAGATTATTCGTTCACAGAAGAACAAAAATTTATACTTTGAGTCTATTGGGAATAAAAGTGGTCATGAGGTAGACAAATATATTAAGAGATTTTACTTGAATAAGGTCGGGCGCGGTAATCCATTCTTAGTGATGTATGATTATTTAAAAATTACGAGTGCAGACAATACTGGGAACAAACAAGAATACATAGCTGCGTACGACAAGACGCAGATTTTGAAAGAGGCCGCTGAATATTGCGTTTGCCCAGTTATAACGGCAGTTCAAACGAATCGTGCTGGTATTGTTGATGGTAAAAAAGCGGCGGATTTGGATGACAGCGGGGCCGTACTTAGTATGTCTGATCGCTTGAATTGGCTTGTGTCTTATATGGGAATTCTTCGTAAAAGAACTCATGATGAAATGCTTGCCGATTCCACACCAGATATAAAGGCCCCAACCCACAAACTAATTACCACTAAAACTAGATATTTGGGTGAAAAGGGGCCTGAATTTATGGATTATGTTCGGGTGGGGAAGGGTAGAGACGTTAGTTATCGCCCTAATTTTATTAATTTAAATATTTCTAATTTCGCCGTGACAGATTGCGGGACTTATTCAGAGCAATTGCGGAAAAGTGGGTTGTCAAAAATTCCACTTGATGATAAGGGCGGTGTTCAACCAGCTTTTTGATTCTTTTTTAGAAAGTTTAGAAACCTTTCTTCATAGTCTCTGTCGAATTTTACTCGACCTAAATCATAATACTTTTTAATTAATTCGGGTTTTATTTTCACATCCGTTATAATATAAGTGAGTCCATTTTTAGAGCAAAATTCGTGAGCGGCTTTAGCTTTTGCAGAGACCTTAGGACTGGTATGAAGACGGATAGGTTTAATTTCGTATAATAAATTACCGATTACAAAGTCTGGACGATAAATTCTTGGATTCCCGTCCCAAATATATGGAATATCGTAAATCTTCTTTTCTGCTGAATTCCATTCGATCCCCGCTTCGTCCATTTCCACGATAAAACATAGCTCCCTTAAGCTCCTAAAATAATGTCCGTCATACCATCCCTTCCAACCATTACCGGAACCTTGTGGGGCATCGCGATAAACGTAAACTTTATTTTTAGCAGCAATGGCTTGTTTTTCTCTATATAAAACTTCGCGACGATCCGCTTCTTCTTGCCCGTATTTATCTACCCAGCATTGATAATATGGTTTTTTGTTAATCGTTTTCTCCCATCTGTTTTCATCATAAATTCCAAGCTCTTTTAACTTATTTCTCATTTGATCCATTGAGTAATTGTATTTAACCTCCATTTGTCGCATTGACAAAATTCCATCGTTAAAATCTTTAATTACATCAGCCCCAATATCATCAAACTTAGAGTAAAGAGAAAATTTAATTCCCCTTTCTGCGATAATTTTGCTTATTGTCGCCATTCCGTAACCATACTTTTCTCTTAATTTTCCCTTATTTTTATGCGTTTTATATTCCTCTGCTATTTGATTTTGAATTTCTAGTGGGACGCTACTTCTTTTCTTTTGTTTGGACAGACCTAGTAAGTTGGCGATTTGTTGGACACGGTTAATCGTCATACCCTTTATTTCCGCGCACTCTCTGATTTTAAGTTTATTGAAATTCTCTCTGAACCAAAGAGCATCCTCCCCGTTTAAATCGAAAAATTCATTTTTCTTGTATTTTATGTTCGCCTTTCTTAATTTTGACTCAATAGATTCGCGCGTTCTGTTTAAAGCCACGGCGATTTCTTTTGCCGTTTTCCCCTCGCTTCCTAGTTTAGTTGCCAAAGCAATCTCTTCCTCGGTCCAATTTCGCCCAATCATTTCGCACCCTCCTTCATCTTCTCGTATTCTTTCTCAATCCCATTACTAATAATCGCCACGTATTTAAGTTTAGTCTTAAGCGCAATCTCTTCCAATTTCTGTGCCACGTCCGCTTTTAAGCAGAGTTGAAGTCGCCGATTCTTATCTTTTGTTGTTGACATGCTAATTGATTATACACAAGATTCGTCACGAATATCTAAACATGTGTAAGATTTATTAAAATAATTTCAATGAACGTCATAGATTTAGAAAAGTTGGAAAACCTCGTAACAACCTCTACGGGGTGGCAAGCGAGATGCCCCGCATGCGCCGAAAATAATGAAGACAGCCATAATAAGAACCATCTTGGTGTTCAACGAGATGGAAAATTTAATTGCTTAAAATATAGTGGCGACAAAGAGCATCTTGCCCGAATCCTTCAGTTAATCGGAACCGAATCAGATGGAAGTTACACGCCTTACATTTCACCTGAGCCTAAAATTCAAATTCCTAAAAACTGGCCGATCTCCTTATTAGATAAATTAATTTTTGACTACTCTTATTTTGAAAAGCGAGGCGTTAGTGCCGCGACTCAAAGATATTTTCGCATGGGAGTTGCGCTAGGAGGCCAGTTAAATAAGCGTGTTGTCCTTCCTGTTTTCAATAAAGAAAAAACTCAAATTACTGGATTCAGCGGGCGGTTAATTGATTATTCTGATTGGCATAAAGAGAATGGTATCGGCAAATGGAAGCATTTAGGGGAAATCCGCAATGCGACATGGCCTTATGAGCCTCAAGAGATCAAAAAGTCTGGATCAGTTATTCTAGTTGAAAGTCCCGGTTGTGTTTTATATCTCTGGGAGCAAGGCATCAAAAATGTTCTGTGCTTATTCGGGGTTAACATCAGTTCAAAAATAATTGCCTATTTGATTTCGCTTAACCCTAAACGCATATTGATTGCGACAAATAATGAGTTGGGTAGTGAAAACGGTGGCGTAGGGAATAAAAAAGCATTTTCAATTAAAAAAACTCTTGACAATTTTTTTACAGAAGAGCGAGTCTTAATTGCACTTCCAGAAACCAAGGACTTTGCCGATTGCCACTTTCTCGGAGAACAAAGTGAAATTAAGTTTGACAACTGGCGCGAAAAGTGGCTTACTCAATAAATGAAATTTGTAGCCACACTTATAACCATCTTATTACTATTTCTCGCTGGATCTTTAACCTTTGTTTTCAAAGTAACACAAAAGCGGGACGAGGCGATTTCTTTAGTCACCCTATATTCTCAATCTGGCGAAATTCTTAAAACTTACAAAGCTAAGGGTTTTGTTAGAACGAGCCGTTCGGGAATTATTTTTGAACAGTTAGAAACCGGAAAGACAGTTAAACTATCAGGAACCTACACCGTTGAATAACTACACCTCATTCCTAACCTGTTTTCACCCCGGGCATACCGACGTTTATGTTAATGGTTTGCAATTAGCAATCATCAAGCCCTCTAACGTTGAACTTGGCAAAATCAATCCCCTCACTCAGGGTTGCCTCAAATCGGAATTTGGGAATATCTCTGAATTAAGGATTGCCTTAAATGAGGCTCTAGATAAAATTGAAGTTGAACTTAAAAAAAATGAATAAAACAATCACAATTTACGATGAGGGCAATTCTTGGCTCGACACTTTCCCTACAAATTTAGCGGAACATATCAACTGGTTGAATGGTAAGCTCCTCTCAATCCCGGAGGAATTTCGCCAGTCTGCCTATTTGCATATTAGCGCCACCGAATCTTATGGTGCGGGCGTTTTGATTTACTCCATTAAATATGAGCGCCCCGAGACTAAGGAGGAGATTGAACAACGAGAGCTTGCGGAGAAGAGCCGCGCAAATTTAGAGATTGAGTGGAAAAAGAAATTATTTGAACAATTAAAGAAAGAATTAAACCAGTGAACGACCAAATTAAAGAATTGATTAAAAATTTGCGTCAACTACCTCATCGCAAGCGATAGAGGCTTGTCGAAAACGAATTAATTTAAACCTTTCGGCTTAAACTATTTCCAACGATTAGCCGGTTGACAACGGCTTGCCAATAACTTGCGTTTCCGCTTAGTATTGGGAGTTCAGAACGTTTTGCAATATTTATTGCAGCATTGATATCCGCATGAAGTAAAATTCCATCTTTTCCGAGATAGATATTACCCTTGCGGACTCCGTCTTTTTGACCCGTTCTGTGGTCAATTTGACTGGTATTTTGTGGATTCACGAAACGAACCGTTTTCCCCTTTAAGGGTGCCTTATATGATATGATCGTCGCTAACATCGCAATTGGTATTTGCGAAAATTTATTATTAAACGCTTTTCCTCGTTTTTTAGAGATTTTCTGTTTAATCCCTTTTAATTTTTCTAAAACGATAACATTTGCTTCTGTATCTAAAATTTTGTTAGCCAAATGATGAGCAAAATTCTTGGTGCGATTAGCCTCTTTTCGCCGAATTTTCTTTAGATGTTTTCGAGCGGATTTTGTTTTGCGTGCTCTTAATTTTCTTTTCAGAAATCTAAGTTGCCGTTTTTCTTTCAAATATTTTTTATCTGTATAGATTTTCCCATCGGATGTTGCAGCGATATTTTTTATTCCTAGGTCAATTCCAACTGCCAATGGGGTGCTACTAACTGGAATTTCTGGAATCTTAAATGAAATCGCCGCATAAAGTTTCCCGCCACGGATAAAAATTAAAGGGTCGCCGAAAACATATTTCGCTTTTAGTTCGTTAAATTTTTCAAATGTTTTAAATGTAAATTCACATCTTTTTTCTAAAGTGGTCAGAAATATTAAGCCCTCCTTAAGCCTATAAAGCCTTTTATCCAGCCTCATGCTTAATTTCTTCTTTTCTATCGGTTTAACAATTTTGTGCTTATTGCTAACTACTGATTTATATGCCGCCCTTACGTCATTTTGAGCACGAATGATAACTTGTGCGGGAATTTCTGGTTTTTCTCTACGGATTGGGAAATAAGTTTGTTTATGCAAATCTTTTCTATCCGTGTTTTTCCCTAGCCCGTAATAAACCTTAGATATTTTATTCCACGCAAAGCGATTCGCATCAAGAATTTTCTCAATTTTTAAGAAATCTTCTTGACTCTTCGGAATCAATTCGACATTGTAGGTTAAGACTGACATTTTGTTTTGTAACAATGAATACACTAATTTCATGAACTTTATATCGCCGTGTGAACTTTTTTGCAAAATTTGGGTTGAGCCGGGCTACAGGAATCCTGAGTGGAAAGCTATGCGAGAATATTTCCTAAACCTAAAGGAGACCATTTAAGTGACCCGCGAACAATGGAATAAGGAATTTGTTGATTTTTGCGAAAGACGCGGTTATTGGGACGAAGATACGCGCGTGGAAATTGCAGAGGAATCCGACAGCCGCTTTGACAATTGGCCCAACAACCCAGAAGATGCGGCGCGCGATGTTTGGTTTAGCTGTTCGCAAGGATAATATGGATTCCAATAAAATAATTGAAGATATTTGGAAAGAAATTGTCGATAAAGATTTCTCTTTAGAGGAGATTTTATTTTGCGATAAGCCCAAGATTAAACGCGCAACTATTGAACAGATTGCCAATCAGCCAAAAGTTACAACCGAACAAGCATTGAAGGGTTATGATTATTTGCGCAGAAATAGTAAACGAGTAATGCGTGACGAGGAGAAAATTAAATGAGAAATTTTACCCTAACCTATCCCATAACGGTTTATTCCGTTGACACCGAATATGCAACAGGTTCCGTTAAGAAGCATATTTTCGAGGGTCCCCCTGATAATTATGATGCGCATTTAATCAAAGAGGACAAATTCATCTGGCGGCGGGACAATAAATATACTAAATTCTACATTAAGAAGGCAACTGCGAAGAAAATTGGTCTCAGCATTACGCGCGAACGGATTAGGTTACTAAACAAACAGGTTGATGCGCTTAAAAAAATACTAAAGGAGACAGTGAGCTTATGAAAGATGCTTACGAATTAGGTTGGGAGGCCCGGGATAGGTTAAGTGATTCCGACTTAAACCCTTTTAAACATTACACCCAGAAGGGCTGCGATTGGTTAGACGGTTGGATTGATCGGGAATTTGAGTTATTTGAAGAATCTGGCTTGACCAAGGAGCAATGGTCGCGCTTAATGAGTGTGAAACTAAAATAGCTATGAACCACATTGAATTAACCCCTAATCAAATTCAATCAATCCAGCGGCAATTCCCCACATTTGACGAGTTAACCCTACTATTCACGGGTTTTCTCGCCTTATATGACGATTCAGTTGGCGATGAGCGAGCCCTTAATGTGAGGATCAGTTTTTTAGAGGTGCGCGTTTTGGGGCGATGGTTTACCCTAATTGATCGGGAGACGGAATTGGATGATGGGTTGATTGAATTAACCAATGAACAATATCACGAGATTAAAGAATCTCTATTGAGGAGACAATATGACTGATAAAGAAATCTATTTAAAGTTCGCCGCCAAAAATGATTGGGGTGATTCGGACAGTATTGAGTTAACCGCGAAACAGTTGGAGAAAATTATTCTAACCGCATGTAAATATGCGCGCAATGATGGCCGGGCGGATGGTTTTGAGGAGGGCAAACGAATTGCAACAAATTTTCATAAAGCATCGGGCGGTTCAGATATATTCAATCAAATGTTCGGAGGGGTGAAAAAGTGAGCAAAAGCAAATCGGTTTATTTCATTAAGATTTACCGTCGCGTGGATAAGAGGAATGTCTCATTAGATTGTGAATTCGGCGCGTTCAGTTCGCCCAAGAAAGCCATTGAGTGGTTAATTAATAATAAAGATATGGCAATTAGGGAATTTGCGCAAGGTCACAATCGGAAGAATTTATTTTTCGCGATTATGCAATATGAGGTTGATTCCCCCGGGAATGAATGGTGTGGGATTGCTATTTTAGCAGTTGATTTAAGTGGGGTTAAAATAGAATTTTTTAATTAATTATGAGCAACCGAGGATATTTTGAAATTGGTATTTATTACCCCGAGAAAGAATGTAATTATGGAACCTTAATGAGGTCCGCTTACCAATTAGGTGCGGCGGGCATATTTGTTATTGGATCAAAACATAAAACCCAACACTCCGATACCTGTTGCGCGGCGCGACACATTCCGGCTCGCTCTTTTAAAGATTTTGAGGAATTCTATGCTACTAAACCAGCGAATTGCAAATTAATTGCAGTTGAAGATCCGAAATATGGGGGTTCTTATTTGAGGAATTTTTGTCATCCTGAGAGGGCGGTTTATTTACTTGTGTCCGAAATTAAAGGACTGCCAATTGAAATTGTCAAAAAATGCGATGGGATTTGTTCGATTGAGTCGGATAGAACTTATTCATATAATGTCGCTGTAGCGGGGACGTTGGTTATGTATGACCGATTAATTAAAAACTTAAAATGAATAAACAAGATATAATTAAGGAATTGCTCGAACTATGGGGAAGATGCATTGGTTGCAGCCACCATAAACAAAGGGATTTTGAATTTAGCATCAACACTCAATATACCGTTTACCAAGATGTTAAATACGTGGTTGAACATCACGGTTATGTTATGCACGAGTTAGAATCCTACTCAACATTCAACACATATGAAGAGGCCGAGAATTATTTAATTCAATTGTTAATTTATGGGATTTTGCGCGAAACCGAAAATTCCCTTGCTTATGAGGAATCTGAAGGTAATTGGTGTGATTTATCCAAGGAGAGGGCAACTGAGATTAAGTCTCAATTGATGGATTTGATTGCCCGCGAACAGTTGATTAAACAACTTGACAATGCCCGGCTAATGAGTTAACTTTACTTGACATTGAGAATTTAATTGAGAATTATTCTGAATGATTATTATTTATACATTTAAGGATAAGAAAGGCGAGGTTAGACTTGATTATGGAGTTGACACCAAAACGGACCAAATGGTAATTCTACCACCAGAACTTTTAGATTGTGATGCTATGGGAATTTATTATCATAAAGATGGATATTATTGCGCGGAAAATTAAAATATGAAAATCTATAAAAAATACACAGTAAACGCTAAAGCCGAAAACGGCGTGGACAAAGCCGGGTGCAAAAAGTTTAAGAAAGTTCCGGAAATTCGCCGGGTAGAGGTTGATCCTGAAACCGTTATCAAGGAATATATCGGGGACTCCTGTTATATTGAAAATCAAGTTAGTAAATTGGGCATAATTGTCGGGTTGCTGTTGACTTTATCCAGAGAAGACGCTTTAAAGAAGATGATTGAAGACCTTCCGTTTGAGGGTTTTATGGGTGGAAATTGGCGCGTTTGGGAATGGGAATTTGAGGAGTAAATATGACTAAAACATACGATTTAAATTACGATGGTGATTGGTTGGCCACAATTGTTATTGACTTGGAGAAAAGCAAGGATGTGATTAAGGAAATGGTTGAATTCTGGGGCGGTTACGAGCACAGATTAGACGATAATGGCGGGGATTATGTGAAAACTTGGCTTAAACAATTATCTAACCACATTTTATATGATGGTAAACCGCCCCATAAGGACGATGAGGGTTGGGTGCCGCTGGATGGGTCATTTGGGATTAAGGTGGTGAGTTGGCAAAGATATGAGTTTGATGGGGATTTGATTGAAGTGGAGGAGGTTAGGTAATTTTTAAAATGGAAAATAAACAAGAGATTATCCCGATTTGGTATTCAGATTCATCGGGTCGTGGAATCAATGTGTGGTGGCCTAAGAAGGAGACTAAATCTGATGGACCCCAATCCATTATAACTTTAGCAAAAAAAGCAGGACTAAAGGAGGTTTATTTTGTCTCAACTCGAATGTACGATTTCGTTTCGGCACTCAAATTATGTGATGAGAATAATTTGCAATTAATTTTCGGGCTAGAATTATGGGTTTGTAGTAATGCTGAGGAACATACCCCTGAATCGGTTAATGATGAGAGTAAGGTGATTGTATGGATGAGAAATAGCCAATCGTACAAGGATATTATTAAGCTGTATAGTAAAGTGTTTACGAACCCAAAGGGGAAGTATTATCACTATCGAACTTCTTGGAGTGTCTTAGGTGAAATGTGGACGGAGAATTTATCATTGTCAGTGCCTTATTTTGATAGCTTTCTTCACAGAAATACCCTAAACTATGGGAGCGCGATTATTCCGAAGTTTCCGGTCAAACCCGTGTTCATGAAAGAAATTAATAGTGGATTGCCATTTGCACCACTGATTGATGAAGCACTTGACAATTTTATTAAGGATGGAGAGTATGAGGTGATTAATACTAAAACTATTTACTATCCGGATTATGAGGACGCGAAATCTTGGCTAATATTCAGAGCTATTAAGGAGCGGACAACTTTCCAAAAACCCGAATTAAATCATTGTGGATCGCCCAATTTTTGTCTAACTGATTACTTAAACTTAACGGAGGTAAAAGCATGATTGGGGCCGACTTACTAAGATTTAATGACAAACAGCAGTATTGTTTTTTCGATGAAGAAACATATAGTCTTAACCTCTTAACTGATAACCCGCCTTGGCAACATTCTTCTATTTTAGCGACAAAAAATGAAATAATCGAAGAGCAAGATCATTTTATTAACTGGGGTGGCCGATTTCATATGTCACGGGATGCGGCGCGGATTACGGGCTATTCCGAGGAGAAGGTTAAATTAATAGGGAAAGACCCACTTGAGGTATGGAATCACTTTGAACCGCTATTATTAAATGATGATATTATCCTTTGCGGGCACAACGTGCTTTTCTTCGATCTATATATTATTAACCAATGGGCGCGATATTTAGGGAAGAGGCCAATTTATAATATTCACCGCGTTCTGGATACTAATGCAGTGGCTAGAATGATGAAGTTGGGGATCAAGCCGGATAGGGCGCATTTTATTCAACAACAATACGCCATGGGGACTCTGAGCAGGGAAAAGAGAAAAGGGGTTAAGACCTCATTGGGGGTTTTGGCGAAGGAATTCGGGATACAAGTTGATGATAGTAAGCTACATAATTCAATTTATGATCTTTCAATAAATCTTCAGGTTTTGCAGAAACTTTTGTGGGCTGTGGAGATTTGAATTGACAAAGGGGTCGGAATATCTTTTAATAACAAAATTATGCCTAAAAATAAAAAATACGAAACGGTTATTCGCGGAAAATGGGTTTATGGCAATGCCAAGACTTTTGACGAAATGATCGTGGCTTTACAATCAGAGATTAAAAATCTAGAAGACATGCGAGATTCCGGATGCGAGCTTTGTTCGGATGGGGCGCAAGATGATTATTTTTTTGTATTTTCTGGTGATAAAAAGATTGCGTCCAAATTCGGAATGGAAGTAATTAAGTAATGATTAAGGAAAACATAAAGTGGTCCGAAGATGAGTTGGATTTTGTGAAAGCCAATCATAAGATTTTAACTAACGAAGAGATCGCGGCAAAGTTAGGCAGAAAGAGAAATTCTGTTCAAGCCAAAGTTACTAGATTGATCAAATCGGGCGAATTAGAGCCGTTTGAATTAAATCTTTGGACCAAGGAAGAAGAGGATTACTTAAAAGATAATTATTACGAAACCCCCTTTAAAGAGATTGTCGCGTATTTAAAACGCAGCAAACAAGCTATTTATGTTCATGCTTGGCACATGGGCTTAGAAAAGCTAATTGGATATACAGAAAAAGAAGAAAAGCTAATCACATCTTTATACGAAGAGGGTTATAGTTGTGTTGAAATTGTAAAGAAGGCGGGGTTTTCCAGTGAAGATACAGTAAAAAGATTTTTAAGAAGAGAGGGTCTAATACGTTCTTTATCGGATGTTTCAGAAATGAAAGCGGACCATCTGAAAGGGCAAAAGTTTGGTAAATTGACTTTAGTTAATCGAATCGTTAAAGAGGTAAAAAATGGAGGTTTGGTAAGTTTTTGGGAGTGCGAATGTGAATGTGGGGGAAGAAAAACAGCTAGAACTAATTCTTTAACGGGTGGGCACACCACTAATTGTGGCTGTGATAAGACTCAAGGGTGGGGAGAGATAACGGGTAATGATTTTTGGAGAATTGGTTTCGGGGCGAGAAATAGGAACATTGAGTTTGACATATCTGCTGAATATATTTGGGGTTTATTTCTTTCCCAAAATAGAAAATGTGCATTAAGTGGTTATGATATTTGTTTTGGTAAGGGAGTTGAGAAAACCGCCTCCTTAGACCGTATTGATTCAACAAAAGGATATATAGAGGGCAATGTTCAATGGTTGCACAAAACTATTAATATTTTAAAACTTGATTACGGTCAAGATGAGTTTATTTCTTACTGTAGAGCGGTGGCAAAAAATTGCGAAGATAGGGTTTTATTTCTTGATTTATCAAAATGAATTTTATTTCTAATTTTTCAAAATACTCTATAGAAAATTATGGCTATATTCGTTTACCGGAAATCCATATAACAAAAGAACAAAAAACTGAGCTTAATTTACCAGAAAATGTTTCTAATTTAGATTTTTGTAAAGCTCTCTGTCGCCAAGGATGGAAAGAGCGTTGTAATCATGTAAAAAAGGAAGATTATCCTAAATACAAACAACGAATCGAATATGAGTTGGAAATTCTTGATGAATTGGGGTTTGTAGATTATCTATTGCTTGTATGGATGGTAATTAACAAGGCCCGTGAATTAGGGGTTTTTATTGATTATGGCCGTGGTTCTATTGGCGGATGTTGTGTCGCGTGGTTATTAAAAATCACTGGCTTTCCGGTTGATCCAATTCGACATGGGTTGTTTTTCGAGCGTTTTGTTAGCCGCGCACGCAATGGAAAAAAAATCATAGATGGCAAGTTGTTCTTAAAGGGGGACTTACTCGCGGACGCAGATTTAAATCTTGGAAATGGCAGGGAATCTATAGTTAGTTGGCTCAAAGAGGTTTACCCAAATTGTATTTCCAAGATTAGCAATATATCATCATTTACCACCAAGATTTTAATTAAAGATGTTTATAAGTCACTAGAGGAAGTGGACGAGTTTGAGGCTCACAGAGTTTCAGACATGATTGAAATGAAATATGGAGTCGTTCAATCTATTGAGGAAACCTATAAAGAGAATAAAGAGTTCAAAGAATGGGCCGATAATCATTCTGAAACAGTTAAAGTATGTAAGTCTCTTTGCGAAATTATGCGAAGCACGTCAAGTCACGCATCGGGATATTTGGTATCTTTTTATGAATTAACAGACTTGATCCCATTGGAAATCAATAAAGAGGGTGATATAGTTAGCTCGTATGACATGAGAATCGTGAGCAATTTCGCCACAAAATTAGACTTGCTTTCTCTTACAACAAATGCCATTATTAAACGAGTCGCAGATATTATTCCTGAGAAAGTGGATGATATTAATTTGGACGATGATCCGTTTATTTATAATAAATTCCAAGATAGTAAACTCTTACCTTATGGGCTTTATCAAATTTCGGCAGATTGCGCTTATGGAGTTACCGAGAGTATTAAGCCGAAAAACATTAACGAACTGAGTGATATAAATGCGTTGGCTCGGCCAGGAAGTCTTTCATATGTAGGCACTTACAAAAATAATAACGGAAAACCAGTTCACGAAGTTTTTAATTCAATTTTGGCGACCACTCGATTTGTTCCACTATATCAGGAACAACTGATGCAAATGTCTGTAGCTGTTGGTTTTACAAAAGACGAATCAGAAATAATTCGTAAAATTGTAGGTAAGAAGGACTTACAAAAGGTCAAAGAGTGGGAACAAAAAATTTATGACAAATGTCAAGCTAACGGGTTTGAAAAAATTGTAGCCGATTCTTTATGGAAGTTACTCAATGATAGCGCAAGTTACTCGTTCAACAAAGCACATTCCGCGAGTACCGCGTATCTTTCTGCTTTAACAGTTTATCTTAAATATAAGTATCCAGTTCAATGGTATTGGTCTTGTCTTATCGGAACGAAAGAACTTGCTGCCCCATTAGAAGAAATAACTGCGATTCAAAAAGAACTCCAACACTTTAATATAAAATTACTTGCGCCAGATATTATTAAGAGTGGGTTCGAGTATACGATTGAGGATGGGAATATCCGAACTGGAATTAGCTCGCTAAGAAATTTGTCTACGGCCAATCTAGAAAAGCTCAAATCATTTAAAGCAACTGCGACCAATAAATTCGAACTCTTCATGAGTTGCCAAAATGCAAAACTACCATTGGGAGTTATCTCGTCTATTATTTTAAGCGGAACCTTCGATAGTTTTAATTCTAACTCAAGAAATAGGCTCCTCTTAGAGTTCGAAATATTTAATGAATTGACACCCCGAGAGCTTCCCATCATCAATAGCCTAGGCCCAAAATACAACTATGACCTTCCTCTGATCATTAAATTAGCCTCCACCGAGCTAAAAAACGAAAAAGGCAAACTCCATATCTCAGAAAAGCGAATCCTTACTTTGCGTCGCGATACTGCTGACTTCTTCGCCAAGTTCCACCGGAATGAAAAGTTCAGCGCTCTCACGATTTATTTAGCCGAAAACTATTACCTAGGCTTCTCCTATTCACATTCGCTTAAGTCAATCTATAGTAAGCACATAAACAACCTCCACGATTTAAAATCCATAAAAACCCTCCCCCCTTCACCCCCGCGCGAGTCTTACTTATCCGTGGTTCAAATCGGCGAGGTTGAGAAAAGAGTCTCAAAAAACAAAAAAGATTACGTTAAATATACTTTAAAGGACGACACCGATTCCCTAACTGTAATGGACTTCCAGCTTGACTCTCGCGGCGGAAAAATGTTTAAAGAGAGTATGGTTTGTGTATTCCACCTCACTAAGAAAAAACTCGACTCGGGCGACATCCTATACTTCGTGTCGGATATCATTGAACAGGAAGTGCCCACCGTTTTGAAAGTGTCCACTATTCGTAAGGAACTTGAGGAGAAAGAGAATAAGGAATAATTTATGACTAATCGAACTATTAAATTTCGCGTTTACAACCAAAAAACCAAAAAATGGATTCATGGTCCCCACTCAGAGGCATGTTTAGACGGGGTGAACCTATTCGGCGAAAATATCATGTTTGGCAACTTACTGAATGGCGTTTCAATCAAGGATTTAAATAGGATTGTCGCGTTGCAATTTACTGGTTTAAAGGATTCCGAAGGCAAAGAAATTTACGAAGGTGACATCATTGATTGCGGCGGCGACTCTGGAGAGTATTGTTCGGTAGTCTTTGATAATGGGTGTTTTATGACGAAAGATCCTGATGATCCCGAATGCTTAATCTGGCTGTATGATTATAATGAGCAGTGCCGCGTGGTTGGAAATATATTTGATAACCCCGAGTTAATTAAAACATGAACGCAGAATTAACTTTTATCAGCGGGAAATATCACTTCCACCGAAAAGACGGCACCTTAAGTGGCCCCTTCCACACATCTAAACGTGCCGAACACACGCGCAAAATATATTACGATATCCCCTTAACTTACGAGGAATGGCTAGATTATTATACAGTCCCCGAAGTTTATTATCAGGATAAAGTTTACAACAATTGCGGCTGGGATGAAAAGGGAACGGCTTACGTAGAAAATATTGAAGACCCGTCTAGCCGAGTTTCCCCAATCATTGGCGGCGACTGGTTTCATTACGATATTCCGCCCGACCCCCGGTTTAACTATACTCAAAATAGGGAAGCTCTAGAGATGAAAAAGATTTATGTTGATGTGGGCGCGGAAAAATGGGAGGTTAAATATGAGTAAAGGCTATCACAAACGCAGGAAACAGATTAAGGCCGGAACTTACGAGCCTCATTTAAGGCGCGCGAAATTAACGGGATTCTACGATTCCGTGATTAAACAATTTGAAGAACTTCTCGATAAATACGAGAGTGACCCCGAATTTAAAAAGCAAGTTGATGAAATGAATAAACATGACCAACGAATTTAAAGATCAGTTAAAATCTGGTTATTTTCAATTGAAAGACCTAATCAAGAATCCTAACTCCACGGAGGACCAACTATTTTTCGCGGAAAAAACTTTAGATCGGTTCTTTCAAACATTTGAAGGGTGGAAAAAAAAAGGGGCTTGCGTTGGAAAGGGGGAGATTTCATTTATTTTTGACCCAGAGATTAATAAGGCTATTTTTTGCTCATTGCAATTAAAGAAAAATTATGGCTTGCCCGAATATTGTCGGTTGGATGAGGAACTTGGAACAAATCATTTTGGAATATGAGTGGGGGATTCTTTAATCAATATTTAAATTCGCTGCCGGATGAAGATAGGCTTAAACTCCGCGAACTCGCCCTTGAATATCATCAAAAATGCGAGGAATATGATCGTTCGGTTTGCACGGGGCCGGTTATAAATGGTTCGATAATCCCGATGGGTTATGAGATTGGTCTAGTCAATAAGAACGCGATGCGGGTTTTGAAAGAATTACATAAAAGAATGTTGGAGACTGGGTTAACTGGTGATTTATGGAGCGAAATCATTTTAGCCGAACGGGAATTTAAATATGAAAAAGAATTGTAATAATTGCGTTTATTTACAACATCAAGAGAGAGTTTTGGGCGAAAGCTGCGAGGCCACTGATGGCGGTTATTATTGCGAGGGGCGGGAATATGGATCGAGCAAGGAAGAAAATCGTCATTTAAATAATCTCTCGTTAAAAATCTATCGTGACCGCGCGAAAAAATGTTGTGTTTTATGTCCTTCGGCCAAATTAAAATAATTTCCAAAAGAAAGGGTGGCGAAAAGGCTGATTCTTCCTTTGTTCGAATTGACGTTGATCGCAAAAATCCAGTTTTAGGAAACCGACATGTACTTCATAATCATTTAGATGATTCGGAGCGCGCTGATGTGATAAATAAATATCGAGTTGACTTTGAGAAAGACTGTTTAAACAATGGCCCGATGTTAGAGGAAACTAAGAAAATCGCCCGCCGCGTTTATAGAGGGGAAAATATAGCGCTAGCATGCTGGTGTTCGGGGCCACCGTTATTTAAGCCTTGTCACGCGGAAATAATTAAGAATAAAATTGAAGAGATTTTGAAGCCCTATATTAAATGATTACTATTGCATACATAACATCAAACCTTTTCCGCCGAATATTAATCGTATTAATTTTAATATTTTCTCCATTATTATTAACCATTGGTTTCTTGATTAGATTTTGGGAGTCTGGTTTTAATTCCGGTGCCAGATACATTAAGAGCGAATTGACCCAAGGAGGAGAAGGCTTTCGGAAAACTGTCGCAAAAACTTGGGCTCCACCTGAAACCAAGGAGCAGATGAAAATTAGAGTGGCGAAAAGATTGGTTGGAAGAGGCTTGGATATGACTGATATTAAAATAGAACTGGATAAAAGACCGCCAAGCAAGAAATGATTTGATTATGTTTTCCCATGATTACGCTAAATGGTCGCATTCAAGAAAAAGATACTTTGAGCGTTACGGGGAAGATATTGAGGAGAAAAATTTAGCCAAGATTAAAGAGATCGTTAAAGGAAGTGTCCCCACTAGAGGGTTAAATTATTACGAAGTCTATTTTGAAGAAAAATTATTAAAATTAATTTACGAGCCCGGAGATAAAGAAATAACGACATTCCTCCCGAAAGAATATAAGCCGAAAATAGAAGAGATAAATTTCCTTTTGAAGGAAAAGGTAAAAAATAAAGAGAGCATTTATAATTTACCAAACCAATTAAAATTGAAACTTTTTATAAAGGCTAAAAACGCAAAAACAAAAAACATTTTCTTTTGGGGATCGGCTTTTGAGGTTGAAAAAATTCTAAAGTATATAGAGGAGCCAGAAATAGAAAAAATGTATAATTTGTATAAATCATGAATCAATATCCAAAATTTAAAATTTGCGCATCCCCATCGGACCCCGAGTTATTTGGCGTTTTGATTAAACTAACCGAACAAACCCCTTGGACTTGGGACGGCGAAGATTCCTATCCAATTCCTATTTTAAGGCTCTCCCCTAAAGAGAATGTAGAGAGTAGGCTTAATTTTCTAACAAACCTTTTAACATGAAACCTGTTAACCAAAAAGTAATTAGTCAAGGCAAAGGCGATTGTTGGAGGTGTTGCATTGCGTCAATTCTCGAATTAAATGCGGATGATGTGCCAAATTTTGTCGGCGACTCCGATCATTCAAAAGGGATTATTGCGGAGGATTTAGCGCGAAAATGGCTGGCTGAACGTGGTTTATTCATTCTTGAAATTTATCTTCATAACGATCTAAAGTGGTATTGCGCGTTAAATTGGACTCATTTAAGAAACGTCTATTGTATAATGAGTGTCCCGTCACAAAAATTCCCGGGCGGAAGTCACGCGGTGGTTGGGCAGTTTGTTAAAGATAAGCAAGGCACCGAGTTAAGGGTAGTTCATGACCCAAATCCCGAGAATGAGGCTTATGACCACGAAGTTAAAATTAGCCGATTACAGTTTATTGTTCCATTTAAGTTACAGATCAATTAAGCTATGAAAAATAAAATCACATTATATATCGACGGGGATACTGAGATGGCCCAAATTAAAATTGGCAAAAAAATACTTTTCCTTGGTAATTTTTGGGATTTTCATCCCGGAACCCATGGAGCCGATTTTGAAATAAACGGGAAAACAATCTCTTTTAAAAAAGAATGGACGGAGGATATTGATACTCCAAAGGCTGTTGCTGAAATGATCGCGGCTAAAATTGGAGCGGAACTTGAAATTAAAAAAGAAAGCTTAGAATTTTAAATATGATGGCCTCACTTAATTTTACCCTCCCCGAAGAAGCAACTGATTTGCAATTAGCCTCAGACGCTGCAGGAAAACCTAAACTTTGATTAAAATGGCTTACGAACCACCAACAGAAGATGACAGTTTCTCATGGGAAACTTATAAAAAATATTATGATAAAGGGTTTAATGATGCGAAAAATGGGTTAGATTATCATGAGCTTTTTAAACCCTCCGGCCATGAACGAGATACAACATGGGAAGACGAAATGAATTATTGGTATTATTCAGGGTGGAGCGCATTTGAGGATTGATCATGAGTAAATTGATTAAATTCGCCGAAGTATTTCCGAATAGGACCGATTATTGGGAGTGCCTTGATTGGTTGCCTGATGCTTATCAGAGATACAAGACAATCACTGGAAGAAAAGGTCTGACTTTTGGTATTTTTCTTTCCGAACTATCAAAATTTGCGCCCGACATTCCTTTGGAAACTCGATTGATTGAGTCCCAAATTTATACGCCGAGACAAAATGGTGTAAAGGCTGATTATATATTTGTCGATGACCCAATAATTTAATTTTATGAACGATAAACCAAAACTAACCAGTCTTTACGCGACTATCTTTACTAATTTTGCCTCATTACGTGATTCTGGTTTGCTTGACCCCGCCCGTTTCGCCGAAATTGAATCTTATTTGTGCAACTCTCAATTTGAGCCCGCCATTTTGAAAAGTGGCCGCGAAATTCCTGATTGGTGGTCGCATAAGGTCACGGGAGATATTTTTAATAAGTATTTTATGACGGACGGTAAGTGGTCTAGAAATAAGATTATCCTTGAATACGTATTGAATGAGGAGGAAATAAAGAAACTCAATCAATATGGGAATTCTGAATGGTAGCGCGCGAATGAAAAGATTAAATTTGAACTGGCGACAAAAGTTCCGGCGACAAATTGGCTGTTTCCCGTTTGGGATGAATCAGAATATTATGAGACGGTTGATGATTACCTAGAAGTGAACGAGGAGAACGATGAGGCTCCATTGCCCGAGTACATTTGGGGAGTTGACAAAATTATCCCAACCCTGAATTTAGACGCTTCCGATATTATTGATCAAGCGGTTGAAGGACAAGAAGATTTATGTCCGGCTGACTTCAATGGATTTGCGGAGTTCAACGAAGCGGTTAAAAGGTTCGTCGGTTTAAATAAAGACTTCCGTTCATGGTATGCCTCGGGCAAGGTGGCGGTTTTACTAAAATGACAAATGAAGATATTGTTCGCAGACTCTCTTCGAAAGATCCATCGCTTGTCGCCACTGCTAAAGACGAATTTAATAAATTAATCACACCGGCATTTGAAAAATATATAGATTCCCTGCCGCTATTGGGCGACTTTTATAAAGCTGAGATTGCCCCCCGGGAAACTGAACACGCGGATTTAACCAGACTTGAAAACATGCCTACTGAATATAATTGGATTGAGGAGTTTGACGACAATGATAATTCCATCTGGGTTTTAACCAGCCCTTATGAAGAAGGTTTCAAATTCCGCCTTAAACAGAGATTGGTGAATAATGCTATTGAGTGGCGCGAAGATCACGACCCCGAGCTAATAAACTGGGCACCTTTTGGGCACTCTCAATTAGAGGACGCCAAAGAATGGATTGAGACCTGTTATCGCAACATATTGGCGGATAATTCAGCCTAACGCGGCGCTTTCCCCCTTGACACCCCAAGAATAATCTCCCATACTCTGACCCACGTAATCCCTCACATGTTTAATCCTCTAAAAATCAAAGAATCCGATCTGTTAAAAATCCATAACCAAGTGGTTAACTGCTTTATAGAAAATCAAATCCCCTTTCGCGCCAATTATGAGGTTGATCCCGACCCCACAAAAAATTCAACAATTATTTACTCAATCGAATTGAATGGGCTAAATTATGCTGGCCTAATCACCGCGAATGAAGGGCGATTTGGCGGGATTGTTTACAAAAATGGGCGATTGGGATATTTAGAGAAGGAGGGGTTTTGCGGGGATGACATTGTAAATAATTGTGAAATGTATGTGGTCGCGCCCTGCGTTATGGCGTTTGTTTGTATGATTGCTTATCCGGTGATTAACGAGTTGGTATTCAGTGACGAGTTAACAGAGGAATTCGAAAGGATGACCGACAATGTTTAATGGCGATTATGATGATTTTAGTGCTGAGATTGAGACAACTAAGCGCGCTAAAGAAATTAAAGATGCGACTGATTCTCAATTGAGATTAATGTGCGGGGAGTTGACAGCACAGGAAATCCGGTCAAAAACATGAAGATAAACGAACTAAAATTACGCGCGTGGGATGGGGATACAATGCACTATTCAGATGATGGCGATTTCCTCTCAATGGAAGCCTTCTTTGGCTGTACCGATTATCGGGGCTACGGAGGTTTCCAAACGGAATATATGCGTTGGACCGGGCGAACCGATTCTAATGGGAAAAATATCTATGAGGGTGACATTATCCAATGGTTTGATTTTGATGATCCTCAACCCTTACTTGTAATAAAATGGGCGAAAACTTATTCAAATTTAGCCTTTTCTCCGTTTTACTTAAACTGGAAGGAGTATGATTTTTATGGTGGCTGGCCCGTTGCTTATGATTCCATGAAGGTTGTCGGGAACATTTATCAAAATCCAGATTTATTAAAATGAAATATCGCGTTTATAACGTTAAGGATGATTACTTCTTTAAGCCGGAAGATTGTTTGATGGATGGCAATGGGGACTTGGTTGAACCCAAACCGATTGGTTTTTACGATTGTTTTGAAATTGATCGCGGAACAGGCATTAAAGATGCCAATAAAAAACAAATTTTTGAAAACGATATTGTTTCTTATGATGATCGCGATGGTTTAGCGGTGGTAAAATATGATAATGAGGACGGCTCTTTTTATCTGGAGGGGGAAGATTTAACTTGGATTGATGTTTTTGCTGATAAGAGACGCTGGTATAGATGTGAAGTGGTCGGGAATATTCATCAAAATTCAGATTTACTAAAACCATGAATAAAAAGCTAACAATTAAAGAGGCTATTGACAAATGCGCAGCTAAGGGGTTGAGCGAAAAAGCTATTAGCACCGCTCTTTGGGAACTTTATTACGCGGAAACTATCCGTTTCGATCAGGACGGGAACCCCTATTTAACATCGTGCGGCGAGCCTTTGGACCCTGAAACTGAATTGAATTTTGAGGACTGAATATGGAAAATGATATTAAAACACCGCTTGAGAAATTACTCAAATACATACTCAATAAAAATGGCGATATACCTCTGCCGACTGATGACGAACTCACGCGTATTATTGAAGATTTAGAAAAAGTTCAGTTAGTCGCATTACAAGCCGCTGAACTTTTAGAGGAGGTCCGGACTGGCGAAGATTTTGAGTGCGTTTGCGGGGAAAAGGCAGATGAGATGAGAAAGGCGTTGGGAATGAAAGGGCTATATGAAGATTAATTACCCAAGATTACTTGCATACGAAGAAGTTGATTCGGCAATGGATGAATGGTACAACGATGATTCAATTAATTGTGAAATTTACGAATATTTAGGATGGACTTGGGCGGAATATGTTCGTTACGTGGCGATTGGCGAATTACCTAAAGCTGATAAATATAAATAATTATGAAAATTAAATACGACTGGTACAAAGAGTCGGGTAAATGGTACGAGGAAAATGTTATTGAGATTCCCGATAACCTATTTTTATTCTCGGACAAACTAATCAGTGCAATTAACCCGAACATGGAATTCTGGCGAAACCGTGTTAAATCAGGTTGGTGCATTGTCATTGATAATCACGAGTTAAGTGACGAGGATGCTCTTAAAGGTAAATTCATGAAGGCTTTATGGACGCCCCAAACTATTTCGCAGCACATTAATAAATATTATACTTCACTAGGAAAATAAACATGAACTGGATAAATATTAAAGATAAATTGCCAGAGCGCGGCAAAGAGGTGTTGGTTTGGATTGATGGGCATAGAAATCCAGCTTGGAGTAATAATTATGCCCTCGTGGTGTGGCTTGACGAACAGGGGAATTTTTGGGAAGAGCGACACATATCAAAACCATTGGTTGGAGTAATTTATTGGGCAGAAATCGAAAAACCTTATTGAATTTTATGATTGAGAGACTTAAAAATATAGATAAGGAAACTTATCTCAAATTAAAAAGTTCCGGCATGTTCTGGGAATTCCACCCAGAGGCGACGGGCGATTGGGCCACAGATTCGGGGTTGATTCGGTCATCTCACGACTGGTTGAAGGAGCCCGAGTTTAAAAATCTAACTATCCTTGATCATGATGGTTTCGACCGCGCGAATCTTGACGAATCTATGGCCGAACTTATTACTCGTAAGGAATTTGACCGGCGGTTGGTGGACTGCACGATTAGTTGGCCCGTGAAAGATATGTTGGCTTACGCGGATATTAAGGAAGAAAATTGTTTGGCGGAATTTACAGATTAATAAAATATGCAAAAAGTTAAAATTCACGTTAAGAAAATTGACGGTTTAAAACTACCCGTTAAAAACACGGAAAAAGATGCTTGTTATGATGTTTTTGCGACATCTGGCCCCTTTATTAAGGGTGATGAAATCGGCGGCGGCATTTACAGCGAAATTGATTATATTGAATATGGGACTAATTTATTTATCGCTCCGCAACAGACCTTAACTGTATTTGATACCTATTTAGACTATAATGATTGGTGGATTCAAGGTTTGCCTAGGTCAAGTATTAGCAAATATAATTTAATCATGGCAAACTCTTGCCCCACATTAGACAATGGATTTCGCGGCCAAATTATGGTTCGTTTTAAATATTTAGTGCAAATGAGTGATATTACCATTTTTGACGGACATCGCTTAGGAGCGCGCGTCAATTTGGATAAATGTTATAAGGCAAATGATAAAATCATGCAAATTCGTCCCGTTAAAAATATAGGTATTGATTGGGTTTTAGTTGACGATTTGGATAAAACTGAACGTAATAAGGGTGGCTTTGGAAGTTCAGGCCAGTAAAATATGAAAATCCTCGACAACCACTTTGATTTAAATGTCAGCATCCCAATTATGGCAATCACCCATTCAATCAGCCGCGATGATGCCCACGAACTTATTAAGGCAATTGATTTGCGTTTCGCAGAATGTGATTTTACCCTTGATGTAATTAAATATTTGGTTGATTCCTTGCGAGGTGATATGACCGATGAGGAAATTAAAACCTATTTAAAACTATGAATAATAAAAACATTAAACAAGGTTCCCGTTGGTTTGCCTTAACAGCGGAAAATCATAAAGGCGTTGAGCATACAGTAATGCAAGTTGGTGGCGAAGAGGAGGAAGGGGGCGTTTTAACTGAAGGGGAAATAATCACTTGGAGTAATCATAATGATGATAAACATGGTGGAGGAGGAATGACTTGGGCCGGGAATGAGGCAACGTTTTTGAAAATATTTAAATTTATTGGTTTTGGTGATAAAAAGGCTTGATGTTTACTTTTGTTTTGTTAAATTAAATAAATGGCCTATCTATCCACTTTAAAGAAACTTCAAGATTTATCAGAAGACCACGAATGGTATAGCTCGGTCACCTACCCACGAATAAATTCGAGTGTTTGTAATGCATAAAATTCTAATTACTTAGAATTAAACGACTTAAATACAATTGGCTGGGTGACAACAGCCTGCCCGTAAGTCTCGATATTTCTACCGAGTGAAACGGGGAGTTTTGAACGTTTAGTGATATTGATTGACGCATTTAAATCTGCATCCAATATCACTCCGTCCGAACAGTAATATCTACTGCCTTTTCTTAACCCATCCTTTAACCCTGTTCTTGAGTCAATTTGACTCGTGAATTTTGGGTCAATAAGTAAAACCGTTTTCCCATAAATGGGTGCCTTGTAGGTCAAAATTTCTCTAAGTCTAGCAAAAGGGACTTGCCCAATTTTATTATTATTAGACTTACTCATTTTCTTTTTCTTACTCTTGGGATTTTTTAAACCCGTCAGATCTTCCAAAACCAAAACATTTGCGCTGGTCGAGCTAATAATGGTGTTCGCTAATAGATGAGATTGATTATTATTTCGATTTGCCTCTTTGTGGCGGATCTTCTTTAAGTGCCGTCTTGCCGATTTTGTCCCCTTTGACCGGAGTCGGCGCTTTAAAAATCGAAGTTTTCTTTTTGTTTTGTTAAATTTTTTATCCTGAAATATTTTACCCTCAGAGGTAGCAACTACTCGATTCACACCCAAATCTATGCCCACGGCTAATTTTTCAATAGATTCTGGTTTTGCGGGAACTTTAAATGTAAGAGCTATCCAGATTTTACCGTCTCGTTCAAATAGAAGTGGATCGCAAAATTCATAAGATTTTAGCATTTCTTCGATTTTTGGGTAGCGCTTAAAATCTACGGTGACACGCTTGTCTAACGAGGTTAATTTAATTTTGTCTTCTTTATAAGTATAAATTCTTTTATCTAGCCTAATGCTTAAATTCTTCTTCTCTATTGCCTTATGAATTTCGTGTTTATTGGATTTAATTGAACGGTAAGCCGATAAGCATGCTTGTTCCCCACGAATAACAATTTGTGATGGAATTTCAGGATGAGCTAACCTAAATTTGCTATAAAATCCAGCGTGAAGCTCAACAATGCTATTTTTTCGTTTTGAACCGTCTCCATAATGGATTTTGGACGCTTCGTTAAATACTTGCTGCTCAGCCTTTAACACATTAAGAATTTTCCCAAAATCCTCTTGACTTTGGAAAAGCAATTCTGCCTTGTAGGTTAAGTTGGGCACGGGTTAGCTTATTGATTATAATTCAATACACCAATTTTGTCTATTTTATTTCATACAGTGAAAATTTTTAACCTTTTATGCGAAAACTCCTCTCTCAAATAAATTCGAGAGTTTCCTTTTCATCAATTCCATGAAGTCCATGAAGTTTAATAAAGAACTAAATCTATTAAAAGATTCCCTAGAAGATTATGAATATTACCCAACGATGAATTCCATTATTGAATGCGCCGCGAAATCAATTAAATCCATAAATGAGGATCATTATAAAAGGTTAAAGAGTGTTGTGGACATAGGCGCAGGTGGAGGAAAAGTTTTAGATGCTTTCGCGGAATTAGGTATATTCGATTCAATTTACGCCATTGAGAAATCATCTACTCACTTAAGTAATTTAAACCCTAGCTACCTCATTCTTGGTTGTGACTTCTGGCATATCAACTTATTTGACAAAGAGTTAGATGTTATTTATTCGAATTGTCCCTTTAGCGAGTATGTTGAATGGACAATAAAAATCCTTAAAGAATCGCCTCCTAACTGTTTACTTTATTTGGTGATTCCTGAACGATGGGCCGACAATAAAGATATTCAATTTGAAATTAAAGCGCGCGGGTTAAATCCAGAAACTCTAGGATCTTTTGATTTCATGGAGTCTGAAGATAGAAAGGCGCGGGCCAAAGTGAATTTACTTCTAATCAGGACGGGGCAAAGATACTCTGAAGATAACGATCCATTCGCGCGATTCTTTAATGATAACTTCAAATACCCGGAGCCCGTTTTAAAAGATCCTTTGGAGGATAAAATTAAGAATGAGCAATTGGTAGCGGGTCGCAACCTCATTGACGCCCTCGTTTTCTTGTATAATGAAAGAATGTCCGATTTACAAAAGAATTATTCCGCCATTTGCTCCCTTGATAATGGTTTATTGAAGGAATTCGAGATAACAAAGGCTGGCTTAATCGCGAGTTTAAAGATGAAGTTGGCGAGTGAGAAGAAATTATTTTGGAACCGTTTATTCGACGGCATGAAAAATATTAATAGGCTTTTGACAAAATCTTCGCGCGATCAGATACTTGGGCTAACAAATAAAAGTAGCGGGATTGATTTTAATTCAGATAATGCTTACGCAGTCGTTTTGTACGTGATACGGAACGCCAATCTAAAATTCGACAGTCAATTAGTTGAAGTTTATAAAAGACTACTTGAGTTCGCCAATGTTGAGAATTATTCTTCAAATCGAAGGGTCTTCTCGGAGAATCAATTCCGTTACAATTATTATCGCGATGAATCAAATGAGGTCAGCCATGTGAAATTAAAGGTCGGACATCGAATGGTCTTAGAGAGGTGCGGCGGTTTGGTTAAGGGCTATTCCCCATGTAGCACTGGTTTAGAGCCTCATGCGGCGGATTTTATTGGTGATTTGCTCGTTATTGCGAATAATTTAGGTTTTGTTCCAGTAGAAGATAAGCCGCGCCCCTATCAATGGGATTCGTCCGAAGCGGTTAATTATCATTTTAAGGGGGAAAACGGGCAAAAGGAGTTTCTTTTCAAGGTTAAAGCGTTCTATAATAGGAACTTACATTTTTCGTTTAATCCAGATTTTATTCACGCTTTAAATATTCAGACGGGAAAATTGTTGAAATGGTTAGGTTCCGAGGAAGAAGCCGCGAAAGAAGTTGACATTAGCCCCGAAATTGCGCAAAAATTCTTTAATCACTCGTTTAGGATTGGGGAGAATCAATTATTACTGAATTAAACATGACTCAAAAAATAAATTTAATCTGTTTGGACGTGGACGGGCTCCTAACCCCCTTTAAACCAACAGCTTGCAAAAAATTAGGTATTCCGTGTGAAGCGGACAACATGCCGAGCGATGAATTGGTTTATGAATTAGCGGGCGGAAAGAAAAATTTCTGGACCGAATTTGGAACGCATAATTGGTTTGCAAATTTACCCTTATATCAATGGTCGCTTAATTTGGTGGATATGGTTGATAAAAGTGGTATTGATTGGATTTTTCTAACTAAGTGCTCTCTTAACCACGGAGTGGCTAGTGGGAAGTGCGAATTTATAGATCGTTTTTTCAAAAAACATAAAAATCGCCTGTGGATGAATAAGGGCTCAAAATCTTATATGTCTGGACCGGGGCGTTTACTCGTGGACGATAAAATGGAGCCCAACGGAACCGAATGGCTTGCCGCCCATAAGGATGCGATGTTCTATCATTGGTCAGAACTTCACCCCAGCCAAACCGAAGAAGCCGCACGACGGATAGCCGAGTTGAAATTAATCTTGACCCAAGGCGTTTAACCTAGTAATCTATTAAATATGAGACTTAAATCAATGCGCGGGTTATTGGCCCATAATTTTGACATTAATTATATTCACAAATTAATTGAGGATGACTCCCTTGAACGAGATGATGCCGTGGCTATACTAAATAACGCCGTGAATGTGATTTCAGAGTTGCGTGGAATTGTAAATAATTTATCCGCTGATACGAATATTATGAAGGAAAGGTCTGATTGGGCTATGAAAAATGATGCGATGAAAGGGCGAAAATAATGGGAATTTTCAACACTATCAAAATTCACCGAGGTTTCAGTCTCCCGATGCCGTCCGATTTGGGCGAACTAACAGTAGACGAGATTTATCAAGGGGATTTCCAAACCAAAGATTTAAGTTCTGGGATGGATCATTATACAATTTACGGTGACGGCTCAATTGGCGAGGAAGTTTATTCCGATGGTCCCGGCGCAGTTGAGGTGAGGGTGGTTCGTAAACCGCAGTTAATCAATTTTTATACATCCTTTGATAAAGAGTCAAATGACTATTGGGTTGAATATCAGTATTCATTCAATGCGGAGTCGGAAATTAAGTTGGTGAAATTTGAGGTTGAACCGAATGCTGAACGAAAGGCGCGTGAAAAAGAATTTTGGGATGCACAAAATGAACGCACGGTTTTATTGAATAAATGGTATATGCGACCTTATATATGGTATGCTCGCGGCATTAGGTTTATGTTTCGCAAGTATAGATGGCTTGGGCAGAAATTGCCGGATGCTTGGAAAGTTGAGCGGTTTTTAACCCCACTCTAAATAATGATTAAATCAATTAAAACAAAAGAGTTGATTCGTCTTGCCGAATCATGGGAGGGTTGGGCGAATACTCGGTTAAAAGAGCACGAGATAGAGAAAAATTGGAATAATTATTATTCTGCCGCTGGATTACTGACTGCCGCCGAGGATTTAAAAAATTTAATTAAACTAGGATACTATGAAACAGAATAATCAAATTAAAGAAATGCGCGAAAAAATAATTGCTTTTGTTGAATCAGAGGGCGGCCAAGCAGAGCGGCGTGCAATTAAGGAGCATATAGGTTTAGATCAATTTGTTAACTCAGAATGTTTTAATCGCGCGGTTAAAACGAAAAAGCTTGAACCGATTTATGGTTCGGGCGAAATTGGCTCGGGATTATTCTTGCGGGTTAAACCGGTTATTGCATATAAACTAACTTAAACATGGACATTAAACCAATAGAACCAATCAGTTTTCCAGCGGGTGAACTTCACATTAAATCTTGGGGCTCGGAATACTGGGTCAAAAACTTTGAAAAATACTGCCTGAAAATCTTACGTTTCGATGCTGGGAAGGATTTTAGTTTCCACCAGCATTTTCTCAAGGAAGAAACGTGGTATGTACTTGATGGTGAACTACTTATGGAGTATTATGATTTAGCGAATGCGGACTTACTCAAGAAGGAATTACGTTCGGGTGATATTATCCACATTCCAGCGGGAAACCCACATAAATTAACGGCGAAAACATCGGCGACCATACTCGAAGCGTCTTCAAAACACCATGAATTTGATTCATACCGGATAGGCAAAGGGGCTAGCCAAAAATGAATTTATAATTTCATTACAATCTAGTGTATCCCTAATTAACTTATGATAACAATAGACAATGAAAATTATTTAACGCTCAAAGAATCTACCCGATTTCTTGATATTTCCCTTATGACGCTCCACAGGTGGGTAAAATCCGGCAAGCTAAAGACTTATAAAATCTCTGAACGAAAAATCCTAATTAAAGAAAACGACTTGAAATGGTTGGTAAAATGATTAGCGGGTGCAATCCAATCGTTCTGATGTCGGGGAACTACAATGCTTTTCAGAGCGGCATGAATTATATTGGTGTTTATGCTTTTTCGGGTTTAGTTCAAACAAAAAGTTTTGAAACTCCTATTTACGTAGGCTCCTCTAAAGATGTTGAAGGAAGATACTATAAACATCAATCCTCTTTAGAGCTTGATTCTCACCCCAATTTGCCTCTCTTGCATTATTTAAAAAAATATGGAGCAGAAAATTTAGTTTTTCTTGGACTAGAAGAGACGGAAAAGACAAAAGAAGATTTACTTCGCGCGGAACAGAAATATATTGATTATTATGGAATAGCTGCCAACAAGGAAGCTTTTAACATATTGCCAACCGCTGGGAGCATACTAGGGCATAAAAGAGGCCCTTTGTCAGAAGAGCAGAAAGCATATCTGAGGAGTATTTCAATGGGGGAGGATAATCATTTTTATGGGAAAAATCATGACTTAAAAGCCAAATTTAAGATGAGGGATTTCCAAAGAGATAGAAAGTTGCCTGATGAAACAAAATTAAAAATGAGCGAAGCTAGGATCGGAGAGAAAAATCCAATGTGGGGTAAAAAGGGAGTGAAAATAGGACCAAAGACCTACTATTTTTTTGACCCAGACGGAAACAAAAGAGAGATATTTAATCTAGAAAAATTTTGTAGAGATAATGAATTATCGTCTGGCTCAATGAGACTTTTAAATAAAAATCGACTTTCTGAATATAAGGGATGGAAAAAATATGAATAAAATTCAAACAGCGTTTTGCGCCGGAGTTTTTGATTCAACCCCCGATAATCTTCCTCATTCAGGCCACCTCTTTCTATTAAATGAAATGCGCAAATTAGTTGGCCCGACTGGTCAAGTGATTATCGGACTAAATTCAGACGGCTACATTATAGATTATAAAAAACGACAACCACTTAGTTCTTGGCTTAAAAGGCGACGCGCTCTTTATGAATCACGTTTAGTCAATGAGGTTCATGGTTTTTATTGCAATCCTATTGATTTGATAATGATGGTTAAACCTGATTTTCTCATCACAGGTTCGGATTATAATGAATCGCAAATCATTGGTGCGCAAGAGATTAAGCAATGGGGCGGGCGAACAGTGATTATTGAAAGACTGCCCGGAATTTCAACCTCACAAATAATTCAAAATTTAAATAAATGAACAAGTCACCAGTATTTTTAATAACAGGTTGTATGGGTTTTATAGGAGCCTCCTTAATTAAGGCTTTAAACGATAAGGGCCATTATAACATTTATGTAAGCGACTATAATTGGACAAAAAAATGGCAAAATATTGTCGGCTTACGTTTTAATCGACCAATTTTAGAGCCCCACGAAGTTACAAATCATATCAAATATTGTGATGTTATTTTCCATATGGGCGGGAACAGCAGTACTAAGGCTGAAAACTCCCCCGAAGTTTGGGCGCAAAATTATGAATATTCGGTTAACCTGATTAAGGAAGCCAACAAGAATAAGGTTAAATTCATTTTCGCGGGTAGCGCCTCGGTCTATGGTTCCGAAGAAAAAGACTTTACCGAACGAGTTTACGATTTAAAACCACAATCCTTTTACGCCTACTCGAAATTATCTGTTGACCAGTATATTATTGAGAGAAATTGCCCGCGAACAGTGAGCGCGAGGTTTTTCAATGTTTTCGGTGGCGCGCGCGAAAGGTTTAAGGGAGATATGAGTTCTGTGGTTTATCGCTGGCTAACCCAAGATATTACCCCGGAGAATAAAATTAAATTGTTTGAAAGTTTGCGGCCTGAAATTAAATCGGGTTTTCAATCGAGGGATTTCGTCTCGGTCTGGGATGTTTGCGCGGTTCTTATTTATATCGCCGAATTAGAAATGGAACTTTCGGGAATCGTGAATTTAGGTAGCGGAAAGGCGCGGACTTGGTTGGACATTGCCGATTGTGTGCTCGAAACGCGCGGGCTAAATAAAGATTTGATTGAATTTATGCCATTACCCGATGCGATTAAAAATCAATACCAGTATTTTACGCAGAGTGATAATCGAAAATTAGTTGAGGAATTTGGCTATAAAGAGCCCTTTATGTCACTTGAAAATGTAATTAAACAAACTTGGGAAGAAATTAAAGGCACAAAATGAGCAATCCTCTAGTTCCTCGTAACGGAAATGATAAGGTATTTACGCCCGATTATTTAGCCAAAGCCATCATTCAACATTTTAAACCTTACGGTTCCATATTAGACCCATGTCGTGGGAAGGGGGCCTTCTATAATAATTTCCCCGATCATTGTGTTAGCGCGTGGTGTGAAATTGACGAAGGTATTGATTTTTTTGAATATACGAATGGAACTAATTTTCATTACGACTTTTCTATCGGAAATTTTCCTTGGTCACAGATTCGGGCGTTCCACAAACAAGCGCGGCGCAGCATTTAAATTGGATATTGAATAATTATCGGTCCATAAGTTTCCCTAATGGTGGCTTAACCCCATTCGCGCGTTGTTTTAGTTCATTTAAAGAGCAGCTTGACCGTGAAGAGCCTGATACAGTCAAAGCTTACCAAAGGTTTTACATTCTGGATAAGATTGAATTTGCGCGGTGGCCAAGTCTGGAAAAGATTCCTACGTGGTGGACAGAAAAATCAGAGAAATTCGTTGACAAGAGATTCGTGAATGGATTGTATATTAAACGTTAATCAACATGGCATCTCAAAAATACTGGACAGATTGTTTGGAAGAAGTCTTAAGTGAGTTTGAAATTAAACTACCAAAAGAACGAGAATGTGAATTTATTGACGCAATCATAGGAATTGCTGATATGGAATGGGAAGCCACCGGCCAAGAATGTATTCCCCATCCATTGGAAGTCGTGAAAAGGGATTTGGAGGACAAGGTAAAGAAAGTTGAGAGAGAAAGAGAACAGGTTCAAAATGATTTTATTAAAAATATTTGTAGAAGAAATAATTGTGAACCATCTGATGTAACATTAGAAGGAGATGGGTACGCAACAATTAGAGGATAAATTTATGAAAACTTACGACGAAACTAAATACCCATATAAGGCGAAATTAGCCATTGAATACATGATTGATAGCCTAAACGAAGCTCAGGCCGAAGTTACAAAATACAAAGATTTAGCGGAACAAAACTGGAAAATTCAGCCATTCAAACCTTATTTGCGCGATACTTTTGAGTTCACTTGGTCTAAACCAGATGGCCGATATGGATTCAAGGGCGACGACATGGAATTAAAGACGACCCGCGAGGAAATCGCCGCGATGAAGACCCAAGATGCCGCGACTCATGAAGAAAATAAAGTAATTGCCGCGCAGAATTCAGCCTGCTTTAAAAAGTTGGCCGATTTGATGACTACAATGGGAATCAAGCAGACCGTGACGGATTCCAAGTCGCGCAAAATGTTTAAGCCCCAAATTAGGGCTGATTTTATTCGTGAAATTGAGGCGCAATGCAAAACCTACCAACCCTCCATGCCAGATTGGGATTCAATTGAACGGACAATTAAGGAGCGCGCGGAGAAAAAGCGGCTAGCTGACCTTGAAATTCAAAAAAAGAAAGATGAGGAACAAAGCAAAAAGAAAGAAAATAAGGTGATTATTGGACTGGTCAAAAAGTATGATATTCCCGTTGAAAATGGTATTCCCAATGCGCGTGAAATTTTGGATGTTATTTTAGAGAAGGATAAATATTTGCGGTTGGCTCATTACTTATTGAAGAACCGCGAAGATTGGAATGATGGTTATTCTTATGCGGAATCCGGTTTAAGTGGATTTAACATTGAAACGGAGGCGGATCAATTAATTTATGATGAAATTAGTTCTTGTATCGGTGAGAATTGGGATGGTGATGGGAGGGTGTTTCGCAGTGGAAAATACAGTTATGATAATATATTTGGAATGGCTAACGAGGATATTTACAAGGACTATGTTAGCGTGAAAGAATTTATTAAGGAGTATTAAAATGACTAACCGATTTAAATTCCGCATTTGGGACCGCGCCCTTAATCAATGGGTTGAGGAGTTAGTCAGCGGAACTCACGCGTTCACAGAAACCTTTATCGGCCTGAATGGTTTAGTGACAAAATTTGACGCGGGATTTCCAGACAGGGAGGATAAACCCTTATTTGAAAAGCAATCGGCCCTCACTTATCCAGATAATCTACCATGGTTTGCGCAGAAAAGATATGTAGTTCAACAGTTTACCGGGCTAAAAGATATGGACGGGCAAGATATTTTTGAGGGCGATATACTGGAGAACGTTGTTTACCCGGTAAAATTCAAAATTGAATGGTGTAAAGAGCGCGATTATTGCGGGTTTGTGACAATTAACCTTGAAGATGGATTTAGGAATTTATTTCTTGCCAAAAATTTCGTAAATTGTAAGGTTGTTGGAAATATATTTAAAAATGAATAACCAGCCTATTTGGCCCGAAGTTGGGGATAAGGTAACATTTATTGGTGTCCCCCAGTTTTATTATCCGCAATTTCCTAAAATGCGCACTTTTTGTGATGCTAACCTAACCGTTGGGCAGGAGTATACTATCCATAAGTTGCGCGTAAATTCAAGCTGGGTAAGCGTATATATAGTTGGGTTTGAACAAGAAATGTTAAACTGGGCATTTTTTAGAAAAGCTATTAAAACAACTTGACTTTTCGCGCGAAATAAACTTTTATCGGATCTTATGAGTAATAAATTAGTATCTTGCGAAATCATTTTAAATGTAATAAAACACCCAAATGCCGACAGTTTAGATATCTGCACGGTTTTGGGTTACGAGGTCATTACCAAATTAGGTCAATATAAGGTTGGCGACAAGATCGTGTTTATCGAACCTGATAGTGTTTTACCAGATAAACCATGGACTGCTTTTTACAAATCTAAATCAAGCCGAATTAAAGCAATTAAATTGCGCGGCGAATGGTCTTTCGGAGTCATTGAAAGTTTTGCCAATTTAGAACTTGACCCGAATCAATATAAAGAGGGTGACGATTTAACTGAAGTCGTTGGTGTTATTAAATTTGAGCCACCTGCGCCGAACGATAATAGTGCGCGCGGCGTGCTTCCGTTTGGTATCCCAAAAACTGACGAATCAAGGTACCAATCTATTAAAAAATATTTACCTTTCGGCGAATTGGTTGATGTTACTCTTAAAATAGACGGACAAAGTGCAAGTTATTTTGTTAAGGTTGAGAATGGTTCAGTAATTGACAAAGGCATATTGGGCCGCACCCTTTGCTTTAAAGAAGGGGTTGAAAATAACTATTCGCGGCAAGATAAGAATTATAATGTTTTGGCCAAGTTAGAGAAATATTGTGTTGAAAATAATATCTCGTTATGCTTGCGCGGCGAATCTTATGGCCAAAAAATTCAGCATTTTAATCATAACCCCCATGCTGGGCTACCCCTTAACATTGGATTCTTCTCGGTTTATTTAATCGACGAAAAGAAGTACGCGCGAAAGAGTCATCCGTTATATTTCACTAAATTATGCGCAGAATTAAATCTACCGACTGTTCCCATTCTTGAGTATGATGTTATTTTAACCCAAAAATTAATTGATAAGTATGATCATTTAATTACGGAGATTAACGGCAGACCATTTGAGGGAGTTGTAGTGAACCATTCAACTGATAGCTTTAAGATTATTTCAAAAAAATACGATTCCCTCAAATAAATTTTACTTTAACAATTAATTATTAAATGACACCTAAAGAATCCGCCGCTCTAATCAGACAAATTTATTCCCCAAATGTCATTAAATTGCATTTAGTTACAAAGCAATCTGGGCTAGAGGGCGCGACCCTTAAAACCGGTTACTGGTTGATTGGGCTCTTAGGCGAACTGGAAATTGGCAAACCCATTAAGGTGACACGTTTAGCAAATTTTTACAACCCAGGAGGAATGTGTGGGGAATTTACATCAACGCCGATTGTTTGTCTTGACGAATCTGATCCCGCTGTTACTGTAGTTGGGACAGAGAATAGCCTTTATCGAATTGAGGAAATTTAAATATGAACGTAGAAATAGACAAAAAAGGTAAACTTGAAATTGATCTTTGGGCTTTGTTCCAATCAATATCAGATGAGTCCAAACTAATCCTAATTGAATCCCTATCGTGCGAGGATGCCATAATTAAACATGTCGCCGATCAAATAGTTGACGGTTTCACGGAGAATGTTTATTCTGGCTCATCTGGTTATGGAGAGATCGAGCATTTAAGTCCGTTGGATGAAGCGCGGCGTAAGGTAGCCAAAGGCGCGGGCGAATTATCCAATAAAATAATCGCTGAGCTTGAATGGCGCGTTAAACGAGAAAAAGAGAATGCGCAGAAGTATATGGATGCCTATTATAAAATGTATCACGCTTGGCCGGACGGGCTTACAAAGCCTGATGTGGGATTTTAATTTATGGACTTCAAATTATCAGGTGGCTATAGCCAATATAAAGAATTAATCATCACCGATGATAATGTCACGCTAAAAAGCGGTCTTTTGAATGATAAAGAATCGAAAGATTTAGCCTTAAAACTTATTAATGTCGCGGCGGATTTAATAAAAAAGAAGAGTCCGGACGTTTATGAGAAATTGGTTGACATTTATAACGAATCGACCTGACTAAAGTGATTTCAACCGGTTAACATCCACCGCCATTAAAACCACTCGATCTTTAGTCTCGTTTGAATAAAATCTCTCATCACCAATTAATTCGAATCCCATTAACTCATAAACTTTTTTATGTCTGGCACTTACCGAGGCTATACCAATATCGGCTTCACCTCTATTCTCGATACATAACTTAATCAGGGCTGAATTAATCACTGAATTGCGATAACTTTCCTCAACAGCTTGATTACTAATTTCGGTTATTTTGCCTTGCTCGCGAATTTGATCAAGCTCTCCTTTAAATGCGCCATCCGAGGGCAAACCCAAGAAAGAGTCCTGAATTAAGCTCAAAACCCCAACAATTAAGCTTGATTTCTTCGCGGCGAACGTCTGAATGAATGAGCTTAACTCCCAAGGTCTGACTCTCACTTGGATTGGGTTCGGTGGAGTGACGAAATTGATAAAATCACGGGGAATTTAGAATTATACTAAATGAAAAATAAAAATATTTTTTGGAATGAACTCACTAGAAATCAAATTTGCAACGTGTACGCGGATTTTCTTTATTCTAAGTATGGCCTAGCAGATTTTAAAGACTGGGACTTTGGTTATAAATTAGCTAAGGAGCTTTCTGACTCAGATTTAATTGAATGGGTAAAAGAGAATTCGGATACAGCAAAAAAAGTGGGCCGAAATTAATCTTTAAATCTCGTTTAACATGGCCGGTCATTTCATTAAATTTAACGAAGGTTGGGCGCATATTAGTTGCCCGAACATTTACAAGTATCACGGAATCACATTTGAAGTGCATAATTATTGCGGGCCGATGGGTCGTATTAAAAAAGATGGGGGCCAAGTAAAATCAAAATGGGCCGAAAATTCTGGAAAATGTTTGATAAGTGGGTTAAATTAAGTCCTAGTAAAAAGAAACGGACACTAATTTATTCATGACCATGCCAACAGAAAAGCAAGTTAGCAAATTAATTGAGATTTTGGAAAATACCCTTAACGTGTGGGATGTCTCATTAAGCCCTCGATCAACTTTACGCGATTTTTGCGCGGATGAGTTGGATTGTTGCAATTTTTTCTTGTCAATTGAGGAAGAGTTTAAGACAGATCTTGATTACTCCGACATTTCCGATAATTTAGCTTGCTATCTTGACAGGCCGATATTTGACTACTTGCCTAAACCATGAGAAATAAACTCCTTAAGTATATTGCCTTGTTAAAAGTTCGCGCCGAAGAAAAGCGGGATGAGGCCGCATTTGAATCGATGGCAGGTTCAATTAGGTGCGATGGGGAAGCGATTGAACTGGAAAGGGTTATTCGGGAATTAGAGGAACTTGTTAAATAATATGTACTACAATTTAATTCAAATTCGCCCAAATATTTTTAAGGGGTCTGAGTGGGACATCAAGAATGAGAAAATTCCTCATGACAGAGAACCCACGAAACCTAATCCTATTGGAATAGGATACTATTATTATCCGCGCCGCATGGGTAAAAAACGCGCCTTTGAAAGGCTTAGGAGGCATCTGATTAAAACGCGCGAAAAAGATATTAAAATGAGATTGAAAGATATTGAAGAGTTAAAACAGCTAAAAATAAAATGAGCGATAAAATAAAACTTCTAATCACCGAGGAGCAGGCCACCGTTATTAAAAATGTTTGCGAAATGTATTGCCGTGGCAAACTAGGCCAATTTGATTACATGATAGAATTCGTTGGCGGCTCTAACTTAGATCATGACCGCCGCGATGCCATTCAATCCTTTATCAGGAAACAATTTGTCGATCAGGCCGTTCAAGAAAATAAACCGCGCGAATTTTATTTCCCTGAACACACAAGTGCTTCATGGGGGGTTCATAACGAAAAGGCGGGCGATGGGTTTGTGGCTTATCAGGTTGAGAAGATTATTGATAATTACTTATCCGTGAAACGAAATGGTGGCTTATGGGGCTCAACAACCAACTTTTCAGAGCCATTCGGGGATAACTTGCCCGAAATTGAGGGATTTGTTAAATATAAGGATTATCCCCTGAATAAAGTTGATTCTAAAAAGGTGCATAAATTCTGCGCGAAAAAAGATTTTAAGGGCGCGTGGGCATTCATTGATGAAATTCGCCCGAAATATAAGATTCCACGAGGGGAGTCTTCTTTGATTCAGTGGGAAACTAATCATTGCGACGTTTCGGGACTTGACTTTCCTGTTGAAACATCGTATTTTATCAGAGTGAATAAACCTTCCGCGCACGAGTATTAAATGATAAACGAATTAGAAGATTTGATGAGGGTCGCGCAAGTGAATGGGAAGCGCAGAGTAAAAATTAGAGAAACCTTCGCTGCGCTGAGCAACAATAAAAAGAAACAGTTTGTTGAGGACTTTCAATTTGACATCATAAGAACAACCACTAAATTAAATTATAATGCTTAAGCTACTTAAATTTTCATCTCCCGGATGCCAACCCTGCATTGCCCTAGCCCGGTATTTGCCAGAGGTAATTAAAGAAACCGGGGTTGAACTAGTTTCCTACAATCTCGATGACCACGAATCAATCTTCGATAAATACAATATCCGTGCCGCGCCAACTTTGATTTTTCTTAAGGATAACGTTGAAATTTTGCGCAAAGTGGGTATCGTGCCCAAGCAAACACTGATTGAACTGATTAACGTTAACAAATGAAAACCATTAAGAAAATTACAGATAAAGAGCGGCTAGATTTTCTGGAAGAACTCTTCTCCACAACCGACAACAATAACCCCGCGTGGAAAGATTTTATGTCGGATGTTGCTTGCTATGGATTTCGGGTGGCGATTAATAAAATATTAAAAAGAGAATAAATAAGATGATTCGCCAAAGAAAAATCAATAAAATGCCGCGTGAAGGCGATTTGCGCGTTTGGAATATTATTAATCCACCTGATAGACCGATTGTTTATCCCGTTACAGATCCAAAACATGGCGCACAATTAATTGAAGCCTTGGCTAACTCGCAACTTTTGGATAAGAGTATTGATTCAAATGCGTTCGGGTTAGAGATTTTTGAGAATGGGGAATGGCTGGAATGGGAATCTGAGGATGGTGAAGATATTACTGAATGGACCGAAAACATAAATAACATGTTAAATATTAAAGATTTAGTAAAAGACAAGAAGGTTAAATTCCTGTTCTACCGCGCGAGAGAGTTATGGTATGAAGTTGAGGGAACTAATTTCCGCTTCAGTGTTGACATTAACGATACTGGCGACGCAGCTTTTCTCCCCGAGGATAAGGCTATTATTTTTATGCGTTATATCAGAAAATCTTTAGAGGCTCAAGAGAAGGAACAATATTTACAGAAAACAATTTGAATGGATACCAATTTCGGAGAAAAACAAATATGAATATCAAACAACAAAATAAAGAATTATCAGAACAAAAACGACGAGTTGAATACTTTCTTAAACAAATACAGGACGCTAATGAAACTGCCCGCGAAATCATTGGAGATCCCTTTGATGAGAGATCATCGGATGCTGTCTGGGATTTTTTGGTGAATGAAGATTCCCTCAAGACATTGCGGGGCAAATTAAAGCATATTCGGGCGGAACAACTTTTGCACAAAAAAGACACCCACCAATTAACTTGGTACGAGGTCGATGGTGGCTGGGAAGCCGTGTCGGCGGCATCTTACGGAGAGGGCGATCATATGAGTTGGCGCGTGATTCATGTTAATGGGAAATATGTAGATGACTCCCCCGGTGAACTTGTTATTGATGAGGTTGCAAAAGCTAAGTTTACAACATTGAACGAAGCCAAAATTCAATATCAGGCTTGGGAAAATCAAATGATTTCCGAGGCAAATAATCCGTAGGATTACAATTTTTGGAACAAAAATCAATATGAACACAATTCTGTTCGTCTCAAAAGACACTAAATACCGAGTGGCCGAGCAAGCATTTGCAGAGGTCGCGATGGTCGTGACGCGACATAAGGGGAATTTATACGAGATTCTTAAAAATCGTTATGACGAAATTCCTGAGAGAAAAATCACTGAGAAAACCCTTGATAAACATATTAAGGCGTTTTATCACAAATCACTAATTCCAGCAGCTTACTAAACTTAATAATAAAAAACATGGCTATCACAAAACTACCAATTGACGAAATTATGGCGAAAATTCACGAAAACGTGAAGGACGCCGAAACTAAGAAAAATCTAATTGAGGATATCAAAAAGATTCAGGCTGAATTAGAGGCAGAGAAGGAGGAATTGAAGGACGAAACTGGACCGAAGGCTAAAAATAAGCACGTTTTCTTTGTTCGTCGTGATGAAAAGGGTAATTATTCGGAAGGGGGGTTTTTAGCCAAAGTTCCTCAAGATAGTGATAACAACACCTTGCTTCAACGAATCCAACAAGCATCAGCGCAGCAAAATGATCGCCCGAAGAGTAAACGCGGACGCAAGGGGAAAGGTGGGAAGATTGAAAAATATTATGATTTCTTCCACGGGATTAAACGTGAGTATAGCAAGGCTGTTTCAATTGCTCCAGCAAAAGACTTAGTGGAAATTGTTATTCTCCCAACGGACGAGATTGATTTTAGTAAATAATCATGAAGACACAAATTGAACTAGCCTTATATAATGTTAACACCGGTCGAACACAAAGGTGAGCCACGGCGCGTAGAATCTTACTTAACTGTTTAACAACTGGATAGTTTGTTCCCCGTAATTTAATTATTGCGGGGAATTTTTATTTATAACGCTTTAATGCGATCAATCTCTTTATTCGCGCGCTCTTGTCCCTCTTCATCTAATTTATTAAACGCCCCTTGAATAGCTAAAATTGCGCGCGTTTTCATCAAATCTAAATCCGTTGACCATACCCTTGCATGGGCCAATTTATCTTCGTAATCAACATCTACGGTATAAAAGGTTTTCGAATCAAAGTATTTAAGAGATTTGTCCCCCTCGGTAAAAGCTCCTTGATAAAGGATGATCCCGCGAAATCCTAACTTAACGAGTATTTCAACGCTTTCCAGCGAGTAAGCCTTGAACTTTGTTTCCATATCAATATATTACCCTTTTCGCAGTGAAAAATCAAGAAATCCGCTGGATATAATCGGTCTTTTCTTTTGTGAGGAACTCAACGCGCGCTACATTTTCCTTATCGACCGCTTCTTGAATTTTTAGGTCAAAAATATCAATTTCAGTTTTCGTATCAAATTCAATCTTTTTATCCACCTTAAAATAAAGTTCCCATCCGGCGATTCTTTTCGACTCTTCAAAAAACTCCTTAAGGTAAGAGTCCGCATCTGTTTTCTCTCCGTAAAGACAGAACCCGTCGTGAGTTGATAGAGCTACGACCTTATGTTTCTTTTGGAGCTTAACCACCCAATCTGCCCGAAAAATTTCAGACTCAAGAGTTTTTGAAATCCCATTACCAATAGTTTTCTTGTTCAATTTTTTCCAAACCTTATAAATTGGTCCCCAATATTCTTTCATATATTTATCAAAAACCGGAAATTTACCACCGTTAATCCAGCTATTCATTAGTTTCTTAATTTTCTTTTCGGCCAGCGGATCTTTATCCATGTCAATATTTCCTTGTGTTGCAAAAAACTTTCTAGGATCTGTTTCCTTAGAGGTAAAGACCGCCCGCCACACCCCTCTTTCATTTAGAAGTTTTTCGCTAGGCTTGATCCTATACAGATAATCCGCAAGAAAGGATAAATGACACGCGCGCAAATCGACATCCATTGCAAATCTCTTCCCGTCCACTACGGCATACTTACGGATGATATTTGTGATACAGTTAAAATCCGTATAAATTCGGCGGTTTTTTCACTCCTCTTTATCTTTTTGTCAATTCGCCCCTCGATCATTTTGATCAAATAGCCGCGATTCACTATGGATTTATTTTTGGTTAGTTTGGCCAGAACATCTTTAATTTGCGGCCAATTAGAATAGAAATCAACCTTATTTACGTTTTCTAATTCATTCCTAACGAAAGGGTCTTTGTTATTTATTTTAGCCAAAGCCTTAGCGTTCTTTTCTTGGTTCTTCTTAATTAGTTTTAACCCATCCAACGATTCCATTATTTTATTTAGGTATTCTTCCTGATATTTTTCCAGCTCGCCCTTTAACTTATCTGTGGGCGCATATTGAAGACTTTTCTTGATCCCAAACAAACGATCTGGATGTGCTATTAAATAGCCGCCTCTTTGCAGAGTCTGTAAAATCAAAAAATACTCATTATGCAAAAATTTACGGATCAGCTTAGAAGAAATGCTAAAAAACTCATGTCCGTCATCCAGAGATATATTTTTATTTTCTTGATTAAATTTAAGCGCGGATATAACCCAATGGAGAAAAGCGATAGTTTGTTTGACTTTGTTTTCCGGAATGCCAATTTCAATCAACTTTTGCGCGAAAAGAAGCCTTGACTTAATGTGCTTTCTAACCTTAAATTTGTAGTTGCTTTTATCATTTTCCATGTTTAATTATACACGAAAGAAAAATGCATGTCTAAAAATTGAGACAGGATTGGGATAATATAGGATGAAGGCTTGAATATGCAGAAAAACCAATCTCACGTAGTTGTAGTTTAACTTAACATGCCAAAAGGCGCTATTAAGAGATTAAATCAAACAAACACAGAAAACACCCTTGACTTCGCCCAACCATTCAATCAATCTCTTACCCATGAACCTCCACACCCAATATCTTCAATTTTGCCGGGAACATGCTAACGATGAGCAAGAAGCTTTCTTCGATGCTCTTGCCGTTAAGTTTGGCGTAAATTATTCCACCGCCCTTAATATTTGGTATGCGGAACAAAGGTCTTGGTTTAAGCCAGAAATGATCGCCGAATTGATTCGTTTAGATAAGGCTGGCCCCGAAGAATTTCGCCCGATTTTGGCTTCGGGTGAATTTGAATGGGACGAGGTTAATTGTAAGTTTGTGCCTGAAAAAGTTGCCTAATCCATGAAAGTCACCGACCACGCCATTGTCCGATATTGCGAGCGCTTCCTCGATTTAGATAAACGCAAAATATCAAAAGGGATTATTTCAAAAATCGGCCCAACTGATGGTCGATATCCCCTTGGCAACGGGATGATTGCGCTAGTTAAAGACAAAACTGTCGTGACGATATTCAAATCACGCGGCGGACGGAAAAAGTCTAAAAAGCGACTTGACAGCGCCGACCCAATTAACTTAATGTATGCCGGGATTGATCCATTTGAAGAATAATAAATATGAAAAACTTTAACTACAATGAATTAACTTGCGAGTTTGACATTGAAAACGAAGCCGTCTTCAGTGTTGAGCGCCAACCTGAAACACGTTTCTTCGGCAAACTAATTAGCCCCGCGCAAACAGTCATTGGTTATTATCGGGCCGACAATAATAAGAGTGATCAGTGGTACTTAATCTGCTCAGAAAGTCAGCATCAAGATTTCGTGTCGCGTTTTCGCCGCAAACTTAAATTGTCGCCTTATGGGAATACTGGAAATTCTTAAAAAGCTCTTGACTCCCGCGCCAAAATCACATAACCTCATTTTAGTAATTAACTTAAACCGAACAAAATATATGAACATCCAACAAATCTATGATGCCAAATTAAACCTCTTGCTAATTGAATCAATGTTCAATTATCTATTGGCGTGACCTTTCTCGTTATCGCCGCGATTAGCGCAACAATTAACTCAATTAAAGAATCTTGGGATGAAGATTTTTTTAGAACTGTTGCCGCTGTTTGTGGATTTTTAATCGGAGTCTTATTAATTAGCATTTCACTTTATAATAAAACCTTCTCAGAGGAAATTATCAGCGCGCAAATGGCCGATTATCGTTTGGTTGAAATTATTCAATCGGGCGGGAATTTGGAGAAATAAGCTTGATTTTTGCCGGGGAATAGTTAGAGTATTTAAGTAATCAATTAACCATGAAAAACATCAAATTTAAGACCTTCCAGAAAATCTCCTTGCCCAAGCGCCTCCTAAACTGGATTTGCGGGCGCGGGTTCAGCAAATATCATTTCCCCGAGATTAATACACAAACTAGCTTAATTATGGCCTCGAATAAAGAAATTTACGAAGGGGATATTTTAAAGGATGGCTTTATCGTGGGTCATTGCCACGAAGAAAAGGGAATGTAAACACCAAAACAAAAATGTATATCGTATATTCAAATCTAGATGTGGTTTTCGTGACCACCAAAGAACAGGAAGCGGCCTTTATTGAAAAGGCAACTAAGGAGTGGAATTACAACCTTGGCCCTGAAGATGGGGACTTTGATCGCGCGGAAATTCCGGGTAATGATCCTTGTGTAAGGGTTCAAGGTCGGCGCGGGTTTATATTTGATTAAACCTCGTTTCGCAACAAGAAAGCACTCGCGTAGTCCAAAACACCCATTAGCGCAAGCTAATAAAAGAGACGATCTGACAAAGAATGCAATGTGTGAGAAAGTGGTTATCTCACCGCGAGGTTGGTTTTTCTGAGAAAAGAGTTGACATGTTAGGTGAAATTTAGGATGATATAGGAGTTCTTTCAAATTTTCCCTTAAAAGTAAAATAGCCCATGATTATTGGGGTTAGCTGAAATTTTGGGATATTGAGCGGGTCGCTCTCAGCTAAATATCAACTTGAAGCCGTGCAGGAATGGCAGAGTCACGGATTAAAGATATGCTCATTTAATTTTGTTCTTTTTAGATTTATTTTGGGAATATCGGCAATTGAAAAGTCAATCTTGGTTCTAACAAGAAATAGTCTCAGTTTAAATCTGAGTATTCCCACCATTTTTGTAAATCCTTCTCCTCCTGTGATTTAAAGTAGCTAAAAATGAAATCTTTATAAGGTTTTTATGCCAGAGGCTCCGCTGGCCGGGAGGACCATTTTTAAATAGTTATGCGCCTTCAATTTAATTCCGATCAAGAATATGTCCAAGCCGTCTTATCCCACGAAGACATGAAATCCGTTGGGAAAACTTTTTATTGGGCTACTAACAAACTAATTAAAGATGCGGTGTTTTATGTAGCTGGGGGCGAAATTCGGTCTAATTTTATTGACAATAAGGGAAATCCAATGTATTTTTACTTTTATCTTAATCAGCCAAATGGCTATAATTCTCAACTGATGGTTGGGACCAGATTTATTTAAAGCGCCTTATGAAACAAATCAAATTAGTCGGAATAACTGGCACGCGTGTTGTTGGCAAAGACACCCTGTTCTCCCTCTTATACGAACTCAGTCCAAATTTCGCCCGAGTTTCTTTCGCGGATGAAATTAAAACTATGTTAGGCTCAGTGAGTAATGGCCTTTTCGGTAAAAATGAATGGAATCTAAGCCCGGAGGAAAAAGAGAGTATGCGCCCGCTTTATATTCAAGTCGCGCAAATGGGGCTGGATAAGGATAAAAACTTTTGGGCCGCGAAGGTTGAGAGTTTGATTGGCTATTATATTTACAAAGGGAAAATTCCAATCATCACTGATTTGCGCCACCCGTGGGAATATGAGTTTTACAAAAAGATTTATGGGGACGCCATGATCGTGATTAATGTGACTCGCGAAGGTGCGCCGGAACCTACTGAGAATGAGAGGATTTACGGGCCGTTAGTCGCCATGAAGGCTGATTATCATTTAAACTGGCTAACTGATTCGACTCATGTCTTATTACGCCCCTTGGTTAAGGAATTGTTTGAACAAATATTTAATAAACCATGAAATTAGCCGATTTATATTTTAATCTGAATGAGGGGCAAGTAATAATAAATGGTGAATATGAGGGCGGTGTTTGGCGAATTGTTCATACGCAAGCTATTGACTATCAATGCTATAAAACCCCGCGCCACTGCCGTGGGATGATTCATTTGGGCGATGCGGATAATTTACTTGACGCTTTAGCAATTGTCGGCAAACTTTAGTTTATGCTCAACCTAAAAACTATTCAGAAACTATATGATTTCGGCGCGCTAATGGTTTACGAGGTTATCCGATTTGACGAGTTAACTTTTAAAACCATTATTGAAATGAGAACATTTTCAGAGGAGACCGCGAAAGAGAAATATGAATATTTTAAACGCGCCGGGTTTAAAGTTACGATTGGTAGTTATTTCGTTAAATTTGATGAGGCTTATTCCAAGTAATTTATGCTATTCAAAATAGATCTAACAGCGTGGTACTACAACTTTATTGCGGGAATTATTCTGTGCATAATTATCGCGCAATTTAACAATCCCTTAATCACGGGGATTTTCACCGGAATGTTGGTTGAACACGCGATATTTATGTTTTATTTTACACTGGCCAAGAAATATAAACAATCAATTAAGGTTGAATAATTTATGCTATTAAAACACTTTTTATCAAATTTTGTAAACGCGCCTGAGTGGGCTCGCATTAACGTTGAATCAGTTGAACATTTTGGGCTAACCTATTTAATCTATACCGAAGGTGAAATTAAAAATGCGCAGGAAGAAATTGATTCTATTAAAAAAGATCTAGAGCGAGCCGAGGATGAAATTGATGACTTGGAAGGGGACAAGGCAAAACTTAGAGATGAGTTGGAAGATTTAGAAAACGTTTTGGATGCTAATAAGAAATTACTCCAATCTTACGAAATTTCCCCAACAGATACCATTCAGGGGTTGGTTGAGCGAAACGAGAACTTAACAGAGCAATTAAGCCAAACCAAACAATCTTTGGCGCGCCACATTTCAATTAATGAAGATTTAACGAGAGAGGTTCAAAATTTACGCGCGCGGAAAGATAAAGCCACTGTTAAAAGATGCTTGACCACGGGGAAACTGATTGCTAACTTTAATGGTGTTGAATATCAACTTATCGAACATGAAAAAATTAATTAAACTATTTATTATTTACTTGGCCTTTGTGGGAGCTTGTTTTGCGGAACAGAAAGTGGTATTCATTTCTTATTCTTGGAAACCGACAAGAGGGACCGTGACCGACACAAAAGACTTGGAAGTTTATCTTAAACAAGGATGGAAGATTGTCCAAATTTCTGGGTCTGGAGCAGAGGGTACTAGAATTTGGGCCGTTGTTATCGAAAAGGATGAGTTAATCGTAGAGAAAAAGGATAAATAATATGAATAATAATCAAACATTAACCCTAAAAACATCTTTTAAAAACACTCATGAAATATGCGCCTTAATTAAAGATTTATCGGCGAAATTTCGCATTCACTGTGAACTACCTCATCGACAAGCGAAGGGGCTTCCTGCTTCACCCCGGAACTAACGCTCCGGTCCACAGGCTTAACTTTCCGACATTCCATCGGTAGTTTTGGTTTATCTGAGTTTTTCAACCCAAGTAAACCAAATTTTTTGATATTGATCGCGGCATTTAAGTCGCGATCATGATTCGTTTGACAAACTGGGCAAACCCAATTGCGATCTTTGAGGGTCAAACCATGATTGACATAACCGTCCACGGAGCAAGTTTTTGAACTCGCCTCAAAACGGCCAATTTTAATCAGATTAACCCCCTTCCATTCACACTTGTATTTTAAAATTTCATAAAACCGCCCAATTGCAACGTCTGACATTGCGCGAGCTAATTTATGATTTTTCATTATCCCTTGAATATTCAAATCCTCAATGCAAATCGTATCTACTTGGTTATCGTTAACGAT